TTATCTTTTTAATTCCGCCAACGGGTATAAGAAAAGAGTAAGAATACCTAAAATACTTTTAGTATCACTATAGAATAGTATACTGCAGAGAAAACCTAATAATAAAGGGAATCTTATGAAAATCCATTTATTATTAGAATCCACCTTCAGTATTTCATTTTGCTTTTGAAGGATATCTCTTATGTTTATAAAAGTAAACCTCATTTATTCAAACACCTTAAATTCTGTATTATTAGTAATAAACAATTTGGTAGCTTTCTTGATTGAAGAATAATCTGAAAAACCTTTTTCATTATCCTTTACCTCGATTTCATAATAAGGATGAATGATATTCTTATTCTCATTACCTAAATACAAGGTTCTAGTTTTTCCACCTGCAATACTCGCAGTAACTTTCTTCGTCGAGTCTTCAAATATAGCATTTAAATCTGGAGAATCAAAAAGAAATTTTCCTGAATTAATCATTTCCTTAACTTTTTTTTCTTTTATTTCCCCCATACCATTCTTAAACTTCATCGTCAATTCTATCGTAAAATCTTCAGAATTTAATCCTCCAAAATATCGTTCAGCAGCGTCTGTATGTATAGAATTGGCAGATAAGGATAAAGAGTTATACCTACCCTCTTTCAACTTTTTTAAATACGATGTCAATACGACAGCATTCCTATCAATTATATATAAATCTTCAACCTGAAAATGATAATTAAAAAATGAAATTAAAATACTTCGAAGTAAAGGATAGATACCATTATTATCTACACGTTCCAATATTAACAAAGCCTTATTGCCCTTTCGCGGAATCTGAATATAATAAAAAAAAGGCTTAAGTATTGCTTTGCTTTTACCTAAAAGAATCTTTTTCGTTTCATCTTTTGGGTCATCTTTGTCTACTGCCTCATACTCTTTCCCATAGTATCCAGTCTCAATAATGCCACATAGATATCTCTTTTTATCATTATGACTATGGTCTTTAGGAGGAATTCTTACTGTCATTTTTTCCGCAGGAAGATCTCCTGTAATATTCTTATCTATATATTTAATGAAACTAACATTGTCATGAGCCATTAAATCATAAATATCAGGAGAATCAGAAAATAACAAAGGGTCCTTTTCTCTTTTTCTTCTTACAGTAATAGTGTAAGCTTCTATTGTTGTTTTCATACTTATTAGAAATGGCGAATCCCTTATCACTGCGTGCCAAAAGGTTTATCTACAACCTTAATCCGATTTTACGGATTACACAATGAAAAGGGATTCATTTTTAAGATATATTTATTTGGCGGCACTAAAATACGTATTTTAGTGCAGAAAACAAAGATTCACCAAAAAATATCTTAACAGAACATTCTGTTTTTGTTTTTCCCACATTCCAATTACCACATGAATAAGTTGCAGCTTACCCCTACACCTACATACATTCCACTCGGATAGCCATACCCAGCCTGCAAACCAAAGCCCCACCGCTTCTTCTTCGACTTGATGGCGACTGGATGGTATATATCATTCGTCACCGTCTGATACACCGTCTTAGGAAATATCTGTAAACTATCCAGCCGAGGGTCTACATATCCGCTCACCACAGCCTGATACGAGCTGTCTCTATATACCACTTGCTTACGATGAAGCAAGGTATCACCTATCCGTGTCGTATCATCCGGCACGAAACGCCAGAACACAGCCATCGGTGCAGAGATAAGCATCGTATCTACCTTGACAACCGTCTTTATCTTCGTCTCGGTACGTATTTCTGCCGACAAAGGCTCGTGCGGACGAAACCAAGCCGCCACACAAGCAATTGCCAGCAATACAACCAATATCCACAGTAACTTTTTCATTCCTCAAACCTTAAATCGTTAATCCGATTCATCCACCCCCGTTTGAATTTATTGTTCGCCGGACGAGAGCGGCATATATCCTCGATGAAATCGAACCGTGCAATCTTAATCATGTCGAACAACTCACGCGGGTTCCTGGCATTCACCGCAGCGAGTGTCTTAGGACCTACTATTCCATCCACAGTAACACCAAGCAAGCGTTGAGGTATCTTTATTCCGTGTGCACCGGATGCCCACACCCAATCAACCAATATATTAGCAACTGATTGCGATTTAATCTCGTCAGCTTTCCATCTGTCCCAATAATGTGGCTTGAGCACCCGGTTAACGACATCCTCACGGGTAAGCAGATGCAAGTCATCCACGTCTATATCACCGTCACCGTCCTTGTCATAGCCGCATGACTTCCACGTACCGATAGTCACACCCATATTCGTAGCACCTCCAAGGTCTGCCGGGTCATTCACGAAACCGCCTTCCCATTTGAGAATCCACGGCGCTAATTTATACACATTCACCATTCTTATTTTCCTCCTTGATTTTTGGTTTTACATAAAAATACAATATATTTGCAAACGCCTTTGTTTAAACTTTAAGTTGTGTAGTATTAAGGGAAAGGGAGTCGTTGTGAAACACCTTCCTTTCCGCGAATCAGTAGCCGTTTTGCGGTTCTCTGTCACCGCATTTCTTCCTCTCACACCGTTTAAGCGCCAGTTCCAGTTTCAGGTCAGAATTAGTCTCCTTCAGTGTAAACAATTCATCCTGCACCTTACGGAGCCGGTCAGTCTGCTCCACAAACCGCTGTTCCTTCTCCGAAAGCTGCTTCTGCAGGAACTCGTTGTACTCCCGTAAAGCCTTGAACTCCTCAACATCCGCATGGGCATCCTCAATACGCGCATTGGTCTTGCGCGACATCCACCACTTAACAAGCTGCTTGATGCCCTCGATGCCACCGAGTGCGGTCACCAACATAATCCAATCATTCATTTCCATTTCTCCCGGTTTAACAATCGATACAAATTATAAGCACCCCCACATAAGCACAAGCAAACGCTGCCATCTCCGCCCAGAACAGCCATTTCCGGTATCTCAACATGATAACAACGGCTATCGGGAAAGCAACCGCAGGCAAGTACCACATACCGGAGAGACAAACCCAAAGAATTGTAGCTAATCCGGCTATTACTGTCCCTGCATAATGTACTTTGCTCTGAAATTCCTCCTTGAACAGCGGGGCTGTCCCGACGAACATCAGCCCACCGCAAGCAAGAAATGCCAAACATTGCAGGTTCTCCGATGAGCATTCAATCCACACCGGCATAAGCAGCATGGCAGGAACAATCATAGCTATCTGGAACAGCCATGCCGGACGATTCCGCTTCTTCAACTGATAGTAGGTATCAGACAAGCTCCAAGGCACTCCGCACACTCTCACCGCATACATTATGTACATAGTGAGCAAAAACAGCGACATAAAATATAAGTAAATCATAAGCCATCAATTTAAAGGTTGAACACTAATTTTTCAGGATAACCGGAAGTGTAATCATACGCTCCGACCTCCTCTTTCGTAGCAAGTCCCATAACCGCGGCCAGATGTTCCTGCGTGGCATTATAGCATTCCAGGGCATACAGTTCCAGTGCGGCCAGCATCTGCAAGGCAAGAGGAATGGGGATTACATACTTCACGGTATCATACCACAGCACGGTTGTCTCCTTGCCCGCAGCCTGCTCGATAGTGATTGAGTTTGCCAGTCCTACCCGCGTATCCTTGTCAAGCCACATCCGCTTGCCGCCAAGCGTAAAGGAATTCACGGCATCGGACCCGTCGTAAACAGCAATTTCATTGACCTTCGCGCTCTTCACACCCTCCAAAGTCGGCTCATAGGGAGGGATTAATTCACATTCAAGAATTTCCTTTGCAGACGCTGCCGGATGGGTTTCATAAAATGTTTTTTGTTCCACATTCAACGGTACCCAGGCTCCATTCAGGTAATCCTCATAGGTTGTACCCACTTCATAGTTTCCGTCCAGTTCAAAATCAAGACGGACAACTTTCTCCTCTGAATAAATATGTATATATTGCATTATTGTTAAAGCCTATTTTTATTCATTATGATAAATCGGTAATTCGCTCTAATACCTGATGTAAGCGGTGCCGTATTTATTTCAGTAAATGAGCCCAGATAATCCGAAGATTTGAACATACGATACGGAGAAGAACTTTCCTGTGCTATCGCATACTTTCCGTCAGACGAAAGCCCCAAAGCAAAGCTATTGCCAATAACGGAATGCTTCAATGCCCAGGTTTTTCCGTAATCGGCGGATATACGTGCACCGGAATAAGAGTACCCTCCCTCTATAACCATATATTTCCCGTCATAGGATATGGCCAATGTACGGGCAGAGAAACTCGAATCGGTAATTTTAGTCCACGTCTTCCCATAATCCCCGGAATAATAGGCATAGTATAACTTTGATGAACTCTCCCTGTTGCAGCAACACAACATGTATTTGCCGTCACCGGAAATGGCAATCTTTGTGATAGGCCCCCTGAATATTTCACTGCTGAAAGTTTCTCCATAATCGGAAGATATAAACAGCTCATGGGTAGTATAATAGGGAGAATTTGACGCATATGCCACTACGTATCTGCCGGAATGGGACATTTCCACCCCCATGAGAGGCACGGTATTGTCTTTTAATCCATTGGAGACCCGCCATGTCTTCCCATAATCCCCGGAAAGCATCAAATCATATTTGTTATTGCTATTCTGACACACAACAGCGACCAGATTCCCCCTGCCGTTGCAGGCTATCGAGTATACGGAATAGCAATTATCAGGCTTGAAAGGTTCTGCCGTCTCCAGAAAATCCGTAGAACGCAATAATCCCACATTTGCCATATAGCACGAGCAATAGATATGCCTGCCGTCTCCGGACATGGCAATCCTCGTTCTATCGTTGCTGAAAAAGTATTCGTTTACATTAGGAAGGTCGGAAGGTTGTCTTCTGGTCCATGTCATTCCACAATCCTTGGAAATATCTATTAAGGCTCTACTGTCGGAGAATGCAATCACATACTGACCGTCCTTTATATTATTGCTTCGTCTTTTTAATACACTCATAAACCTTAGTCCCTTGTTTTTACGGATATTGAATAGGCGCCAGCGGCATAGCACCAGATACTAATCTCAAAGATATCTCCAGCGGAAACACTGATTGAAGTACCGGACATCGAAGTGAACGCGCCGGTATTGGGTATCGGCTGTGTGAATGCCGCCGATGCGACGCAGCGGATATACAAGTCATTGCCCACTGACATTCCGGAAGCAAGGCTGATGTTCGTGGCAGAACCCAACCTTGCAGTGATACTTCTCTTGGAAATTGGCAGGGAGGCCAGTGTCGTGACCGTATTCGCACCGGTGACTGTCGGGTCACCGACACCTTGCGGCCCTTGTGGTCCTTGCGCACCAGTCGCCCCTTTAGGTCCAGTAGCTCCGGTAGCACCCTTCAGGTTCTTGAAAGCAAAGGAAAAGGTTCTGGCCAATGCGGTACCACCGAGAGAAACGGTCACGGAGGGCGTACCGATGTTGGCGTCAACCGTAGCAGTAGCACCGGTAATACTGGCACTTGCACCTGCTGCACCCGTGGCACCAGTAGCACCGGTAGCGCCTTTTGCACCCGTATCACCTTTGTCTCCTTTATCGCCCTTTGGACCTTGTATTCCTTGTGCACCAGTGGCGCCTTTTGCACCAGCAGGACCGGTAGCACCAGTATCACCTTTTACTCCTTGCGGTCCTGTGGCACCGGTATCACCTTTCATGCCCTGTGGACCTTGTACGCCTTGAGGACCTTGCGCTCCCGTATCCCCCTTCTCGCCTTTATCGCCCTTTGGACCTTGTAATTGTCCTTGACTTTGCCAATCACCGTTATACCAGGCATAATATGTATAAGGCAATGCAGTTCCAACGGAATAGAAACCAGTGATGTTTGACCCGTCAGGTACAGCAGTCTTTAAGGCATCAAGCGTATCGTAACGTCCAAGAAGGGTGAATGTATCTCCCGGCTTGCCTTTCACATAGATATCCGTCTTAACGTATTCTTTAGCGCTCTTATCCCATTGGTATACATAGTGGTCTGCACCGATGTAGGTAGGATGTTCTGCCGTATCAGTAGCATTCGCAGTAGCCGTCTCCGATTCCTGCTTGAGGGCAGCAAATTCAGTGACACGGGTACTTTCAGCATTTACACGGCCACTTTCAGCATTTACGCGTCCGGTTTCGGCTGTTTGGCGGTTAGTTTCCGCACTATTACGTGTATCCTCAGCAGTGCTTCGGGCATTCTCAGCAGTAACGCGCTTACCTTCTGCTGTAGCACGACCGGTTTCAGCATTGACACGACCCGTTTCGGCTGTCTGTCGGGTTGACTCTGCGTTGGCCCGCACTGTCTCAGCATTTTTACGTTCCTCCTCGGCGCTGACACGTTTACCTTCGGCAGTAACACGGCCGGTTTCGGCAGTTGCCCGTCCGGTCTCAGACGTCTGTCGGACCGCTTCAGCTTTGCCTCGCTCTGTCTCTGCCGTTTTCCTGAGACCTTCGGCTGTCACACGTTCCTTTTCGGCATTGATACGCGTAGTTTCAGCAGATGCGCGGGTACTTTCAGATGAAGCACGCTTTGTCTCAGCCGTTTCACGGGATTTCTCAGCTTCCTTGCGTGCGTTCTCCACTATGACACGCTCCGCTTCGGCTTTGCGCACTTCCTCAGCAGCTTCCTCAGCAGGGGCAGACAGCAACTCAAGCGGTGCCTCGACCACCGATTCTTCCATACCGGCAAGACGGAGGGCGGGCAGGCTCACGATATCGGCCAGCGAATCGACAATCTCCACATCGCCCACACCTTGGGAGCCGACAAGAAGGGCTTTCTTCACCTCCTCTACAAGCTGGTTGAACTGATTTGATTCCAATACCATAATTTTCAGAATTGATTTAAGATGGCTGGATGACGTTCAGTTGGTTAATTACCGCACGTTTCACGGCAGCTATGAGCCGTGAGTTCTTCACCACAAGTTCAAGAGCCTTGCAATACTGTTCCGGGATTTCCACCGCATCTTTCGAGTAGTAGATTTCCCGTGCCAAGTCTTCAAAGCCTATATCCAGAAGGATACTTCCGTTGTACATCATTTCATTGCCGACCGTTTCGGCTACGTCGAAGGTCTGCTTGGCGCCTTCGAATGAGGTCTGGGCCTCGATTTTCTTAAAGTTGATTTTCATACTTTCTATTTTAATTATTCTATATACTCATCCATGACAGATACCAATTCCCCAAAACCCGTTTTATCACATGCCATTCACGCCCGTTGATATTCGTCCTGGAAGAGTTCGCGAACGTACCGGAAGGAAAACTGATGGTATTCCCGTTCGGCATTATCCATATCTCATGCCCGTCAGAAGAGGACGGAAGGGATATAGTACAGTTGCCGTAAAAAAGCAGTGTGTGGTCGGTCGCCTTAATGCTGTACCTTGTAACCGAAGAGAGTATCACGTCAGTATTCCGGTATACACCTTGCGTCTTCAGCGGCCCGGCAATTTCCAGAGTCCCGGAGGACGGAGCATACATCTTCCCCACTATCACATCACCACCGAAATAGCTCTCGCCGGAAGATACGTGTATGGCCCTATTGCGCCCCGGAATGGTTGCAGAGATGGTTACCACCCCTTTGACTGTGCCCGCTTCCATAGTCTGGTAGGGCCTTATCAGGATGCTATTGGCTCCTCCGTCCGACGCTATCGCATGCAGATAGTAGCTCTTGCTGAGTTCGAACTGCGTAGTGCTATCTGTAAGGTCGGTCACGAACGCTCTCGAGTTGGTGGATATACCGTTACCATGCAGATACAGATAGTCACCTATCCGGCCGCTGGAGGCGTTTATCTTTCCGTTTACGGTGATGCCGTTCAATATGGCGTTGGCACCGGAAATATTTCCTTTCAACGTAAGATTATTGGCTGTGATATCGTTAAGCGTGGCATTGGCACCGGATATGGTACCTTTCAGGGTAAGGTTATTCGCGGTGATATCGTTCAAGACAGCATCCCTGCCCGTTATACTCCCTTTCAAGGTAAGATTATTGGCGGTGATATCATTCAGTGTAGCCCCCGCCCCGGTAATGTTGCCCTTCAACGTAAGGTTATTGGCAGTAATGTCGTTCAGGATGGCGTCAATACCTGAGATATTACCTTTTAATGTCAGATTATTAGCTGTAATGCCGTTCAGCGTAGCATCCGTGCCCGTTATGCTGCCCTTTAGAGTCAGGTTGTTTGCCGTGATGTCGTTCATCGTCACACGCCCGTTTGTATCGACCACGAAACTGCCGTTGATGATGGTCTTTCCCGTAAAGTTTATCCGGTCAGCCTCGATTGTAGCATTGGATATCAGCCTGCCCGCTTCGCCTTCGGTGATGAACGCGCTGATTTGAGCACGCCTGACGATATCACCGTTGGGGTCGACCTTTTCCGCAAACATGGTGGCGATATTGCTCTCCGTCACTAAACCGGCTTTGTCGATATTGGTAATGTTACCTTTGGAATCGAAGGTTATCTTCTGCACGAACTGGTCTATACGGCTAGCCGTCTGGCTAATGGCTGAGGTATGCTGTTCCACGGTACCCTTCAGGCTGTTTGTGGCACTCACCATGCTTTCTATCTTCTCGGCCGTCACATGGAAGCCGCCTGCATGGGCGGACATCCTGCCATCCAGGTCAGAGACGGACGCACTGAAGTCTGTACGAAGCTCGCGGGCCGATATGCCGATGGCAGACTTATATGCTTCGGTGATTCCCGTCTCAAGGTCTGCAAGACCGGACGTGAATTCTGCTTTCAGGCCACGGGCGGACAAGTTGATAGCGGAGGCGTATTCTTGCGTTATGCGGCTCTCAGCATCCTGCAGGTCTTCTGTGAACTTCACTTCAAGATTACGCGCAGTCAGCAGGAATTCACTGTGATAATATTCAAAGTTGTCAGCCGTATTTCTGATTTCATCAAGGTTCGCCTGAATCTTCTTGTCTGTGAGTTCGAAACGCATGTTGAACTCCTCGCGCAGGTCGGCAAGAGCATCATCGGTTAGTGTCAGTGCATACAAGTACATGTCACCGGTAAAAGACATATAGAAATTACCGGTACCGTTCCACTTGCCAGTTATCTCCATCTGTTTGAATTCGGTACCGGGATATAGGTCCTTAGAAAAGGAAATCGGGGTGTATTCCTCGAAGCCTTCTTCCTTCTCGTCCTTGAAATGGAAGGCAAGAGTGCCGGGACGTTTCACAAGATACTTGAAAGAGATAGTGAACTGCCGGGGGCGCTTGAGCCCGTCGAAGGTCTCGAAATCCGGATGGCGGTAAAAGTCTGAATTGACCTGCTCGATATAGCTGTTCTTAAGGTGCAGCACATTCTTTGCGCGTTCGCTTACTATATTAGCGAAAGATTCCTTGTTCGCATAGAAGTTACTGTTGAAATACAGCAGCCGGCCGTCAACTCGGAAGATGCGTATGTTGCTGCTACCGGTCCAGTACTGCATATCAGCGGCAAAAGACGCATTGTTAAGGTAATTGTTCAGGGCATTGATTTCATCACGCACGGATGAGATTTCAGACTTGATAAGTCCTTCAATGACAGTGAACATTGTCAGGATGTCCTCACCGGCCATAGTAAGGAATCGCCCCTTGATTTCTACGCCACCTTCCGGTGTGTACTTGATGTAAGTGCTCTCATCACGGGCGCCGATATAGGAAGTACCGTACACTTTCATGTAGGCATGCCCGGTGGATTTGTCAACACCGAAGGAGATTACATCTTTCCCCGTTAGGTTGAAGTCGTCAATGCCGGTGTAGAAAATTATAGACGGGGATGTCTCGTTGGTAGACGATAGCACGATTGCGCTTTGAAGGTCTACATCTGTACGGTGGCCCAATCCTATAATATCGTCACCTGCTTGGGGGATATCACTACCTTCATCACAGATGGCCTTGGATAAGTCAATATAGTCACGTCCCACAGCCATGACCTCACGCCAATAGTAGCGGTTGGAGGCGTTCAGGGTAGTCCCTTCGACGATGTTGCACTCCTTTGCTTGCGCCAGCGAGCCTACACTAAATTCGTTTGCTATCGCTTCACCTTCCTGCTCGGCAAGGAAATAGCAGCGGTAGGCATCTTCCAGTTCCTCCACGCGGATGCACTTCATACCGGCATGGGTGATTGTCTGTTCACCGCCTACATGGGTGGCTTTCTTAACCTGCAGTTCTTCAAAGACGGCCTTTATCTTCACATACAGACGGTCAACGACAGCTTGGGAAGTACCGTCTTCACGGACGGTAATACCACTGCCATTCTTGCCAATCAAAAGGCCTTTTAAGAATGTGATAACCTCCTCCGCTACGTCGCTTGCATCCTTTCTCAAGAACATTCTTAGGGTACGTAAAGCAGAGAATACATTGAAGTTGCTTGCGGCCGTAGCGTCGTTGGTCTTGATGACATAGATGTTGCTTCCTCCCGAACCGGTGAAGGTCTGTCCCTTAAAAGTCAACTCTTCGACTTGCGTTTCAATATCGGAAAGGCGGGAATAGGCGGTGCTTTCGCCAATCGTATACTGCGGGGAATCGTAAGGCTTGTCGAGGTTGATTTCAAAGCCGATGACACGGGACAAGCGCCCGTCCTTGAAGTAGGCAGGATTGACAAGGTTGATGCGCTGTCCTATGTCAAAGCTGTGATTTATTTGGTCTTTGTGTACCCAGATGGAGTTGAGCGTAGCCGTATAGGTGCCGTCGTCGATGCAGGTCTTTGCCACGTACTTCTTTGCAGTGGCAAGCAGTTCCTCTTCGGCAGCAGCCACCAACCCAAGTTCAGTTATCTTCCCGACATTCCAGCCGGACAGCACATATCTGTCACCTTTTTCGGGAAACAACACTTCATCCGGCAGGGGTCTACCGTAGTCCTCGTTACGGATAATCTCCCAAAGCTGGGCGTCAGGATTCCATGTGCCGTCGTCGTTCTTCTCAGTCAGACCAAGAGGGTTAAAGGCAGCACCGAACTCCATGCCGTTGAGCTTGCCGGATTCGAACCTGATTTTGAGTTCATGTCCTTCAAGGATGTATTCCTTCGAGAAGTTGATGCCTGAATCCTTGAACCGGTAGAAGGTAGCTTTTGTCTTTGTACCATCTTCATTATCTACCTCGCTCTCATAAGAGCTTACACCGGTGATTTCACCCACCCGTTTGGGATAGACGTCGTCGAATACAACAACGGCTTCAATGGCTTCCAAATCGGTCAAGCCCTCGTGGTCATCCACGTATGGAGTGCCTGCCGGAAGCATAAGGCGCTTCTGGACGATACCGTTGACAACAGTGGTCCGGTCTACCGGGCGATAGTTGGTAGGGATGTTTCTTGTTGAACCGAACGCATAGATTCTTGTGGCATAAGTACCCTTGCTGTCACTCCGGCTCATGTCCTTGGCTTCCTTGCCAAGTTCAATCTTAACAGCGTCGGAGAACTCACAGCGTCCGAAGTTGATGACATGGTCCGTTACCCAACAATCACAACCCCAGTTATCAGCCATGCTGAACATAGCATCAATGAGGTTGGTATTGTCATAGGTCATCAATTTGGAGGAGTTCTCGACACTATCGTCAATGGAGAACACGAAGTCTTTTCCCTCATATTTATAACCAAGAGCTTTCAAATTGCGAAGGAATACACCCATCTGGACATCCAGTGAAGCGGTAAGGGACCAGGACGCTTCCTGTCCTCTGTACTCCGGGGTGTACTTGAATATCTTTGTTTTCCACTTGAAATAGTAAGCGTCAAAACGAAGTTCATAGGAGTAGCCTCCGTTCTTGTAGGTCGGATAGGGAATATCTACAATCTGATAGATTTTTGCCAATTTACCGCCCATGGAGGCATCGAGTACCCCACGCAGGTCAACGTAATCACCTACTTGGAAATCGACTGGGGACAGAGTATTAAAAGGTAGTACGACATAGTCCTCTTTCATTAAAGAGAACTTGCCTTTTGCACCGGAATTGATACCAGTTGAAAAGCGGGTATTGCCTTGTATGTCCTTAATATCTATCATGTAAACAAAGGTCGGACATAAAAAAAAGAAGCCCTAAAAATTAGAGCTTCCATACACGACAATGAATTTAATGTCGTAAATTTCTAGCCTACAACACGGTTAGATGGATTATACTCACAGAATTTGGCTGATATTTTCCCAAATGTCCGGTCTAAGCTTTGGGCATAAGAAACGCTCTTTCCTAAATACAGCAAATGATAAATATCACTATTGTTCTCAGGAATCTGAATATCAATTTTACCTTTGTAAAGTTCTTCATAAAAAGCTGTTTTCTTTGCCTGATAATCGGCAGGAGAATCACCTTCTACTGTAAAAACAAGAGTTAACTCACGCTCATCAAGCTTGGGGTTATCCATAAGAACTTGTTTCCCATGTTCCAAGCGTGATTTATTCTCTATAAACTCTTTCAGAGGTACCGGTGCTCCCAGTACATCAAGAAAGTTATCTCCCATTCTAACACCCCACTCTTTTAGGGCTTCTCTTCCGTTTATTATTAATTCTGCCATAACTATTATAGATTCTTTATATCCTGCTTGATATCATTTGTATTATCGAGTATTCGCGGACTATTCTTGGCAAGAATAACAGAGTTTTCAAGTATATCTCTACGGTCCATGTTACCTTCTACTTGGAATGTTCTCATTTCATCTACGATTCTTTCCATATTGGAGACTCTATCGGTCAATGCCTTTATGTCCTCTGTCGGGAAAACAATATGTACCTGCGACTGATAGCCGCTCGCTATTGTCTCTTTGGCTCTATCTGCGAAATTAGGAGTTCCAGATAACAAAGCTGGGACATCCCCACTTCTAAGATTGAGCAATGAAAGTTTGCCATTGATGGATGAAAGTAAACCGGTCTGTTGAATGGACTGGTTCTTTATTTCTTCCCCGGCAACCTGCAAAGCTGTAAAACGTCCGTTAAGTTCTTCGCCGGTATCTTGTGACATGGCTTCAAAACCCTTACTACTCGCCTGCTGTAAAAACATGGTTCCAAAGAACTGGTTGATGGCATCAACTTCTTTCTTCATGTCGTCAACCATCGTCTGTTTCATGGAGTCGAGGAGCTGCTTTTCTTCGGAAGTTAGGTCGTCATCTCCCATGGCCTTTTTCCACTCATTGTACCACTTCTGCATCTGCGGTTTGAAGTTCTCCACATACATGGCCTTAATCAAAGCCTTGCGCATGTATTCGCTCATGTCATCGGAAATATCCTCCGCTGTGGCCTCTATATCGTACAAGGAATTCAGAATACCATCAGAGAACGACTCCCATTCCTGCTCAGCTTCATTACGGGCGTTCTCCGCTTCCTGGGCGGCTTCTTCCGCACGGTTGATGGCTCCCGTATCAAGAGTGGGGAAAAGCTTGTTAGCCGCATCCACAATGTCGACACCGGCTTTCTGAATTTCGGCTATCATCTCGTCCAGAGTCTTGCGCTCGGCCGTATCAATGGCACCGTCTTTCATAAATTCGGTATATTTGTCATACCAGGCCTGAATCTGAGGCTGGAGCTGGGCAGTAAACATGGAATCCACCAAGGCATTGCGCATATATTGATAGATATTGTCGGCTATGTCCTCGGCGGTAGCTTCTGCGTCATAGAGCACACTCTTGATACTGTCGGAGAAAGAGTTGAACGCTTTCCTTACCTCCTCTCCAGAGTCTTTCCACGCGCCACTGATTTCCCCGGCAGCATCGGCGACCTCCTTGCTCAATTCGTCAATGTCATTCTTGATATTGGCACGTTCTTCATCGGTTACAAGTCCATCCTCCGAGTATTCCTTCCATTTCTCCCAGATAGCTTTGATACGTGGTTCATATTGCTCGATATACATGGATTCGATAAGTTCCTTGCGCATGGATTCGGAGATATTCTTGGCAACGGCTTCGGCTGTTACCTCGGCATTGGTAAGAGAGTTCAATATGTCATCGGAGAAGGACTTGAATTCCTCTTCAAGTTCCTTCTTCATGTTACTCTCGGTAATGCCAAGAGTATCAGAAAGAATGTCTTTGGCGGCTACGATGTCATTAGCCAACTTTTCAGCTTCGCTTCTCAGTGTATTACGTTCAGCATCGGTTATATCGCCGTCAGACATGGCTTTCTGAACCCGTTTATAAAACTCTTCTATCTGTGGTTGGAAGGTATCGGCAAACATCTTCTCAACCATTTGTTGACGGATGTACTCGAAGATATTGTCTGTTATGTCTTCGGCGGTGGCTTCGATGGAAGACATGGCAGACTTGACGTTATCAACAAACGACTGCAGGTCTTCGGCGTCCTTCAGTTTGTCTGTGAAGATGCTGTTCACACCCTCAACACCTTTCATCATCTGCTCAATGTATCGGTCAACCTGAGAACCGAGCTGTACCATGTCACTCTCGGACAATCCGTCTTTGGAAAGTTCTTCAAAAGTCTTGTACAACTCTTCCATCCTGCCCTTGTATTCTTTCTCGTACAAAGCCTTTATCATTGCCTGACGGAAGTAATCATAGATATTGTCAGAAACATCCTTGGCTGTCACATCAAGGGAAGTAAGAGAATCCTGCATGCTACCGATGAAGTTCTCATAATTATCCGTGCTACTGTCGCTATCCTCTTTGGTCCAGCCGAAAATTTCCGCAAGCTTGTCACGTTCGGCAAGTGCGGAACCGGCGATTGCATCATACTGCTCCCGAAGGGCCTCCATCTCCTCCTTGGTAATGCCTTCCTGGTCTTTATTGGCCCGGGCAAAGGCATCGTACCACGTTTGAAGGTCCTCGGTAAATTTGTTGCCTACCATTGTGGTAAGCACGGCACGCTGCATATATCCGCTGAAACTGTCAGAAAAGTCTTTCGCGGAACTGTCCATATCCATGAGAGTATCTACAAAACTGTCGAACACACCGTCAAAGGTTGTTTGGGTGAGCTGCTCTTTTATCTGGTCCTGAATATCCTCAATCCTTTCCTCTCCATCTATAATGCCGTTCAAATATTCTTGCACGTCACCGTCCATCTTCGCCCAGAAGGCAGGAGCTTCGGATTTAAGTTTCTCCAATTGCTCAACAGTGAGGTCAAACAGTCCGGTCATTCTTCCGGTCCCGATAAGCTCTTTGGCGGCATTGACTGACATGTCGAGTGCGTCGGCAATGTCCTGCCAGTCGCTTGACGAGGTGTTCTTTGCCATCCGCTTGCCAATGGAATGGGAACCGGCAGATGCACCGGAATTAAGACGCTCTTTTCCCAGCAGGCGATATGCCTCAATCTGCTTTTCAACAAGGCCAAGCGCCTCTTCTCCGACCTTGTCCGCTTCCATACCGTAGGAAATGCCGATATATTCCAGTTTCTTGTCTATCAGCTCATCCCATATCTCATTGAGTTTGTTATATTCCTCAACCATCTCATTATAGTGGGAATAATCGGCACCGAACATCCCGTCCAACGCGGACACTACAGAGGAAATTCCAGAAACCGCACTCATTGCGCCTCCGACAATATCACCCGACATGATTTGCCCGAACCCGGATGTCGTTTGTCCTAAGCCGCCAAGCGCATCAATGGCACTTGTTATCTTGCTATCGTCAAATCCGAATATGTCGGCGATACTTGAGCCGAACTCATTCAATGCAGGGGCAAAAGACGTCACAGCATTTCCTGTATCGGTGATTCCTTGACCGATTTTCTTGGAATCGTTGCCACCCTTTTTTATGGCTTCTATCCCTTTCTCCAAGTCAGAGACGAAAGCCTGCCACGGTGATTTGCCTTTCAGCTCATCCTTTAGCCCTCTGATTGCATCTGTTACGTCCTTTATGGAGATTTCACCCTTTTCTATCTTTTCAATGTCCTTATCAGTGAATCCGAGCGCTTTCAATTCATCAAGTGTAACATTCGTTCCGTCACTTTCCTTTGTACCAGACATGTACTTGACAAGTGTTTCATACTTATCAATGATGGACTGAATAGCGGAAACGGACTTATTGCTGGCATCTTCAAAGAGGTCTGCCATCGCCTTTGTGGAGTGACCGAACTGTTCATCAAGCTGTTCAAGAGCCTTGTTCTTTTGGGCTACCTTGGAAGCGTACTCCGGGCTGTCGGTTTGCAGTTTGGCTATCTCGTCATTGTATTTCTGTACAAGGTTCTTGCGCTTCTCCTGATAGTTTCCGTACTCAATGAAGTATTCCTGCCATGCTTTACGTTCGGATTCCAACTTCTCTTTACTGGCATCTTTAACCCCTTTCCCGTATGACTTGTAAGCGTTTTCTTCCCAAGCGGACAAATCAGATTCCTGCTCATCGGTCAGTTTTCCATTTTGGGCCTTTTCCCACTCTTTGCGCTGCTTGTCTATCGCATCGAGTTCTTTCTGATAGTCCAAGTCAATCTGAGCCAGCTTCTTCTCAGTACCATCCTCCATGAGGTTGACTTCATCCTGCTGGTTTTTCCGACGAATGGAAAGAAGTTGTTCGGCAAGTTGTTCTTGCTGTTTAAGTCGGTTTTCGGCTTCTTTCTTGGCTTGATTTTCCTGCTTGATTAAAGAACTTCCGGTAATACCACCTAAATCTTTATAGGCTTTCTCTTTTGATAGCATATCTTCACGGGCCTTTTTTACCTGTTCCGATGTTGCTTGTTGGTCTTTAAGTAATACTTCATAACCTTTCTTTGCTTTTTCCCAATCGGATTTGGCTTTCGCAAGGTCTTGCTGGTAGGTTGAGGTTTTACGTGACTTTAACTCCGATTCAAGTATATCTATTCTACTTTGCAATTCAGATTCAGTAGTCGCACCTTTCAAAGAACCAATGCCTACATTCAAAGAATACCACTTATTATTCTTTCTTGCTTGTTGAAGGCGCTTCATTTCATTCAGTTCTGACTTTATCTGAACATCAGTATTTTTCTTTAAATCAAGTTGCCATTGAGCTAGTTCATCAGAACGGACTTCTTTTTGATAAGCTATGAGAATATTTCTTTCTTCATCTATCTTTGATTTCAAAGTAAATAAAGTTTCATTCCTATATTTGTCAGCAAGTTGTTTCTCTGATTCATTCAAGCTGTTTTTATGAAAATTCGGGTCTTCTCCGAACCTTTTCCATAATCCGATAACCTGTTCGTATTCATCAATTAGTTTTTTAGAGTTGTTGTAATTAATTTTATTCTCTTCTACGTTCCTTTTTCCAGCTTCCTCATTGTATTCTTTCCATAAAGCTATCAAGTCTCTAATATGTCCTTTTTCATCTATGTATTTTTGGAAGAGAGCAGGATATTCATTCTTTATTGCATCCATTGCCTTCACCCTATCCATAGAAGAGGTATATTCATTTTGAAGGGTGGAAATCAATTCTTCAAGCCTTTGTTTATGTTCTTGCTCTTTTTTAATAGACTGTTTCTTTTGCTCGTCAAATCTTTTTTGCGCTTTCTCTGCCGCGGTTGTCGAATCGTGGAAAGCCCACATTGCAGCACCAAGCCCAATAACGGCGGTAGCCAACAAAACATAAGGATTAGTAAGCATTGCAGCGTTTAAAGCTAACTGCGCTTTTCGTGCCAATAAACGGGCATTGGTAAGTCCAATCTCCACAAAGGTATGTTTGCTTTCAGCAGCGGTAACAAGCATCACTGCGGTTCGGTATGTACCATAAGTAACAACAAGTCCAGCCAATACCTTACCAACTGTTTCATAGTTTTGTATTAGATAGGTTGTTGCGCGGTAAGAACCTGCTATAAGTTCTTCATTAGCTTCGCCTATTTCATTTAATTTTTCTTTGATTACTGCATTTTGTTTGTTTCTTTCACCTCTGATTCCAGTGTTTTGCTTTTCAAGCATATTATAGAAACGCCCACCCTCAGATGTTGCAGCCGCAAAAGCGTCTGCAACCATTTCGGAAGAAATGGCGCCTTGCTCCATTTCCTTTTTTAGGACGGCAATGGATTTACCTGTTTTTTCAGAAATAACTTGTAAGGGGTTAAATCCCGCATTAATCATCTGATTCAAATCTTGCCCCATTAATCTTCCGGCAGCAGACATCTGGGCAAAAGCAAGTGTCATAGAGGAAAACTTTTCATTGTTCCCCATAGTTATATCTCCGATACTTTTCAATGTTGGAAGTACCTTCTCTGCATCAACATTAAAACCAAGAAGCGTTTGGGCTGCTCCATAGGTATTCAATCCGCTTTTGATTGAAAGCTCTTTTAACCCTCCAATCATCTCTTTAGCCTTACTTTCTGATTTTAACAATGCTTCAAAAGATTTGCTAACAGAGTCTATTTCTATCCTAACACGGGTGACATCTGAGATAAGAGATTTCAACATAGCAGTGCCTCCGATAACTCCCAACGCCTTTTTCCAAGAAATAGCTATACCGTTGTTAGTTTCTACTACCTGCTTTCCATCATTTTTATAAAGTGCATATTCATCACGGAGTTTTTTTACAGACAGTCGGGCATTTGCCTGTTCCTGAGTAAGCCCAAACAATGCAGCTTTCTCTTCATCAAGAGCTTTCTTAGCAGCATTGTATTCTTCTAACTTGCTATTTGCTGATAACGGATTCCTTTTCAATGCTATACGATAAGCATCCCCAAGTCGTTTTACATCCGCTTCAATATCCTTAACTACCGCTTTTTGAGCAAGAATCTTCTCTGTGAATCCATTCACTACCTGAGAAGCATCGAAGATTTTCCTTTTGAATCCTGTTTCCATCTCTGCTCCAGCTTTGGCTGCATTAGTCACCAACTCATCCAATCTTTGGTTGGATGCAGTAAGTTGGGCATTCAAAGCCTTGAAAGCAGCAGGAGATTGCGTGCCATCCATGCTCATTAACTCCTGCTTTAATTTTGCAATTTCATTACGAAGTCTTACAACTTCTTCCCAGTCACTACCTACCTTAAAATATAATTTCGCCATATCTATTTCTTTTTCCTACGATTAGCCAATTCCTTACCACTGATTCTATTCACCTTCTGACCACCATATACTGCGTGTAATTTATCCCGTTGCATCATCAGCAGATTCCGATAAGGGATAATCTCAAACACTTCTGTATAACTCAGATGCAGCGTGTCAATCAAATAGGCTATCTGCCCGAAGAACGTTGTGTTTCCTACTGTTTCGGTCTTGCTGCCAGCATCGACACGTTCCTCATCGAGCTGACACACTGAAAAGCCGATATATCCATCATAGAGAAACAGACTTCCAAGGCATTCCTAACTTCTTCAAAAGTCCCGTTCTCTAAATTTTCAGCCAGCTCCTCACTGCCACAGATGAAACAAGAAATGCCTTTCAGCATATCTCCAGCAATTTCAGGAAGTTCTTTAATAGCCTCCATTACATTATCTCCAGTCATGCCGATATTGGAAAAATGATGAATGACACGACAGATAATTTTAATTGTAGGAGGTTTAATGGTATAAACCATCCCTCCTATCTCCACATTCATGAAATCCAGCCCTAACAAAGCATCAGAAACTGTTTTTGCTGCTTGATTATTCATAACATTAAATTAAAAAGGCGGTGAGCAACCACCCACCGCCATCTGAAAACAATCCTTTTACTGAAAAATTATCAACCTTCCGGCACTACAACTTCCGATTCGTCAAACCACTTTTCGGAAGCCAATCCATCTACACCTGTGGAAAGGGGAACGGCCGAAACAGCCAATCCGACAGCCTTATCGGTATTAGAGCCACGGGCATTGATAGCCGCTTTCGGAAACACAACATAAACTCCGTCTTTGGTTTTACCAATCACACATTTATGAATAGGCTTATACTTGCCTCTTTCCCAATTCTTTTCTGTGGCTTTACCACCTTGTAAATCAGCCTTTGTAGCATAATCATACTCACCAATGGTGAAGTTGATTTTCACCTCACCCGGTTCAGACGTTTCCCGGTAGTACTCACCAGTCAAAGCGTTTTTGTAACGAGTTACACTTGCCTCTGCTTCTTCGTATTGATACGTGTCACCATGCACATTCTTGACCCGCTTCGTTGCTGCGTTTTTCAAGATGGTGGCTACTTCTGCGCCTGTTAATCCGGCAGCTGGAGTAGTAACCGTTTTAATCGGTTCTGCATAATACAGTTCGTCAATTTCTACTGCTGTAATCATATCATTTTACATTTAATACATTAAACAAAATTCTCACATTCACATAATGACACTTCAAAGCTGTGTCCGCTTCTGTACCGATAGAATCAATAGAGTAACGATATGTCATACCATCATAGGTGCTTACTACATCATCAAACAGCTTGTCAGCCTTTCTTTCAAGTTCGTTAAGCCGGATTGTGTTCGCTTCATTCTCGCTTAAATTGGGTACACATAGATTCACTTCTGCGAAAGATTTCTTCCAATAAGTTCCCGTCTGTTGTTTCTTCGTGTGGATGACAATCCTTTCGGACTTCAATTCACCCGTCAGCGTTTCTCCTGCTGGTACTATGTCTATTCCGAAAATCTTGCAGTCCCGGTAGAGGATGTTTCCTATGTCGGTGGTTACTATCATCGTTCAAATCTATCTTTCAATCTTTTTTCTGTCCTTATCGCTGCACTTCCTGCAACTTCAAATCCTTTGGATTCCACGAATGAAGCATAATCAGCTTCGTTTTTCAGAATTAAGCCATCTTCATTAACCTCATAATCATTCGATTCTCTCAAATGTTTTGTGTGGTCTTGATAGTTTCCGGTAGCTTTTGCATCTTCAACAAATGCCTCTCCCTCTTCTTTCATGCCAGCAACGACTTCGCTTGTTCCGTCCTCAAAGAACTGGTCAACATCCGAAAAGTCTGCATCTATTCCAACCATATTACTCTGTAGGAAAAATAGTTTGTTTCCAAAGGGCTTTTAGCAACTCCTTCACCTCTTATGCTTCCATCGACATTCAAACAACGAATCTCTGCACCTGCTTCAACCTTTGACGGCTTGTCAAAGACTACCTTGTACTTGAAATCATACAAAGCACCATTGATAGATACTTTCTTTTCCGCGCTCACATCATCACAACGGCATTTGCACACCTCCTGCCAGCTTTCACCACCGGTACCGGGAATAGGTCTTCCGAACTCATCCTTATCCATCGGGGTGATAACCTTAACTTGCAATATGTGGGGAGCGAATATCATAAGAAAGTCACTTTAGGTTTGTTACTCAGTTCGTCTTTCAAACCGTACTGTTTGCACAGCCATGAGTACAATTTCATTAGGCTATCAACATAATTAGACCAAGACACAGAAAATCCGCTTTCGCTGACCGAAGATGGATTTTGTATCATCCACGGAATTTGCTTTGCACAAGCGACCTCTAATCTTGCCCGATTTTCCTCGGCAAAAGGTTCTTCACCATCCAATCCCGTTCTTGAAAGTATATTTTCAACTACAAGATTAGACGGGGTGTTCTTATCAAATACGCTTAATACAAACTCCTTGTTACTCATGGCTGATATCATTCAATATGGTGTAATCAGTTTACTATATGCGGTATAGCTATAATGCGTACAATGTTTAGATTTATAGATGTATCTGAACGGACATTTGGGAACATTAATTCGTACCCCTTGAATAGCCATTCCCTCTTTTATCGAACACATCATAGCCGGGTTATTTGCAACCAAAAACATGGGATGCGTCATGGTCAGTACAACACAATCAGCCGGAGCCGTTTCCAAAGTGATAAACTGAATATCCGGCAGACCAACATCAACCGATGGATTCACGTATTCACACTTAGGAGATTCCACACTTGATGCCTGCACGCTCAACGAAACCAAAGACATCATTAAAAAGCCACACATGGCAAAAATAAAATTCTTCATTTCTTTTCTGATTTATAAAATTAGACAATGGAAGGGTAGAAGCACTACCCTATCCTTTTACTCGATACCTAATGCTTCTTTCAGTTTGGCTGTTGATTCTTCATCCAGTTCTGCAACCTTAGCCAAAAGAGTTTCCTCTTTCATATTGCCGGAAGCTTGCGCACCGATAGACTTCAAAGCATCAATCAAAGCCTTCTTCTCAAACTCCTTTTCAAAGAGGGGGATTTTCACCTCCTTCTTTTCTTCAGGGGCTTTCACTTCGGTATTTTTTTTTGCCTCAATCCGTTCAGCAAGTCTGCGGCTTTCCATATCCAGCACACGGGCTTCCTCACCGACTTCAATCACTTCACCGGGAGTATAATACTTTCCGGTGAACTTGTCGCGGAAAACTGATATAACCTTTACTTTCATATCCTACCTCCTTATGCTGATTGGATGGATGCAATTTCGCTCAAATCGAAATTAGTAATCAAATCCGGATTGGAAATCTGCGGAATCCACTCTGCCGTATATTCCATGTAGCGACCATTTTTGTCACGGTAGTTGGAGATAAGCATCTGTCCCTCTGACGGGATATAAGTACGTCCTTGTACCGGGTCTGTCGCTTCATACGGGGTATGATGGCGCATATAACCAATGTTGTCAGAAGGCAACAGAGCAATACGGTTATCCGCGTAAATCTGCACATTCTTTCCCGTCTGGTCTTTCACGTAGTCCTCCTTGATTTCGATGCGAGGCAGACCGATGCCGGTGAACACTTCGGAAGCCAAAGAAGAGGAAACCAATCCCGTACTCAACTTCATTTCGTTGCTGCCGAGAATCATCTTGTACTGCTCACCAAATTCAGATGAACCAAGAATAAGCTTGTTGAAAGATGCACGAGTCATAACCATCTTGGCATAAACGCCATAGTCCGGTGCCAAGGAATGAAGTTTCTCTCTCAAATAAGAGATAAACATATTCTTTCCGTCCACAACCACATCTCCACTTTTCGGCTTGATAAAATTGAACGGAAGGGTAATCTCCAGCAGTTTATTATTGGTCTGACCGGAAGTGATTGCAGCGTCTTTGTTGTAAACGGTGGCTTCACCAAGCATCAACAGCGCACCGACAATAATATCCATACGCTTGTGGGCAGCAAGGGTAATCTGACGGTAGTCGTCTGCCAGGAAGTTTACAATCTCTTCCATTGCAGCCTTTTGGTCGGCTGGCTTAGCTGCATTGAACTTGTCAATCAAATCCTGTAATTCGGAAAGACGGTCAATAGACATCTGATAAGCATCACCCAAATAGGCAATCTCACCATATCCGGAACCGATGTTCCGACGTTCACGGATGGGTTTCTCTCCAAAACGTGAATTGATAGAGCCGGCCATAACTCCGGTTACAGAACCGATATAATCCTTGAACACACGAGTAGTTACTCTGCGGAAAGTAAGATACTGCTGCCAATAGATTGTGTCCTTGCGTGTCTGGTTCACACGTCTGATGATAGCGGAAACAATGTTCGCATCATCGAATAATGTTTGAATCGTTAAAAACATATCCTACCTCCTTACTCGTTAAACTCAAACCATCCCTTCATGTTGGCTTTATCGTTCTCAGAGAACGGCATAACCAATTTTGAGGGTTCAATTTCTGCGGCTGTACGAAGCAATGAAACCAATGTGATTCCGTCCTCAACCTTTGTACGGTTAAACAGAGCCGAATTAGCCACATACTTTTGCTTTAAACCATCAACTGCAACCGCATTGAATAATACAGCATCTTTGGCGATATTCTCACCAAAAGCAGCCTTGATTGTCAAGACATCATAATTTGCATTTGTCTTGTCGATAGCCGAAACTTCCGCGCCTTTCGTACCGCTTCCGAGAAACATGCCAACGTATGCAAGGGAGTTCTTTTCTACCTTGATAGATAACGCCGTGTCACTGGTTGCGTATGCTTCTACTACTCTCACATTGATTACCGTGTATGCGAACTTATTTTTCAAGTCCGCACAAATCGGTGTAAATCCGGGAAGAAAACTTCCCACTACCAGGTTCTGCGTGTCGAGTTTGAACGGGCCACGTCTACGAATACCGGTCTGGACATCGTAGCGTTCCTCTTGCTCAACGGGCGGAACTAAATCATACTTAAATCCTGCTGACATAATTAATTCTTGTTTTGTTCAACAATAGTTTTCGTTCCCTCGTCAATCATCTTAGCGATAGATTCAGATTCTTTCTCAATCTTCTCTTCTGCCGTTTCGGGAGGGGTTACGCCCTTGAAGCCGTCATTTGCGAACTCCTGCTTCAAGTCCTTGAAATATGCGTCCAAGTCCTCATCGTCCTTGATGGCGCATCGTTTGGCGTAGTTTTCGGGAATACCATACTCCTTTGCCTTTGCCATAATCTGCTCCTGCCGGGTAGCTTGTAACTTCTCTGTCTCGAATTGAGCGAGCTTATCAGAAAGAGGTTTAACGGCTGCACTCACTGCGTTAGCAATAATAGCCGCCATGTCGTCCGTCTTATCTTCCAGCTTCGGATTAGGGTTAGGATTGGGATTCTCAATTGACTTACCGTCTTTAAGGTTATGTTTCTTCTCGTAGTTGGAAACTGCGGTCTTGGAAGCATCCCCGGCACGGAAATCACCATAGGAATTTAGCACGTCCGAGAAGCTGATACCCTCAACAATGGAGTTTACCTTTGTCTCGTCCGTTACACCCTCTGCCTTCTTAGTGGCAATTCGGGTTAAGATAGCAGTGTCCACCCCAGTAAACTTCTGTTGCAGCCCTGCCAAGATTTGTTCTAAGATTGTCATACCGTATGAATTTGATTTATAAATTTCTACGGTAAATTTCGGCATTAATAAGCTATGTGAAAAATTATCAGATAGGTGATACACGACAATGAAACGATTGTCGTAAAATGGTATAAAAAAGGCGTGAAACCGAATGGAATCACGCCTAAATAAAGTATTGTAACTTATGCCGGTACAGCCATTAATTCACGCCCTACTGAACGTATTGTTTCTATAATATCTTCAAAACGTTTCTTAGACGGCTTCTTTGTTCCGCTTACATATTGAGCAAACAAACTCTGAGAAATACCTAAACGTCGTGCTATGGCAGCAGCATTCAATTCAGGATGAGCTATAAATAAATCATAAAGAGGATTAGATTTCCTTTCCCGAAAGAATCCCTCAAAACTCAAATCTTCATCAAGCTCTCTCCAATGTATTCCGTCATGGCTCGTTGTGAAATTTGCGCGCTGCGCAGGAGTAGCCCATTTCAGCCTTTGGAAATCTGAAAACTTCTCACATGCCTCCTTCCCGTCAGTGGTACGTATCCATACCTCCGTATCAGTCAACCATACCTTTTCAACTATGATATTTTCCATAACCACTTATTTTGATTTATTAAAAAATTTATTCCAATGCTCTGCTATTACTTCTTGATTTTCTTCTATAACTGATTCTACAAGTTTCAGTTCAGATGACTTCAAGCCATTATTTTTGATTAATGTAACTGGAAATAAAGTGAATTTAGCACTTACATCCCCTTTGATTACATGAACATGTATAGGCTCATGGTCATTAGCGTAAAACATAAAACGAAAACCAAATAAAATAAATATCGTTGGCATACCTTTCTCTATTGATTACCCTACAAATATAGGTAATTATTTAATTACCTACAACTATTCAAGCAAAAAATTAGCGGCAATTCTTTGATGTTGCCGCAAAATATTCTATTTTTCTTGTACTAAAATTATAATCCCTATAATTTTTCTGACTAAGAGGCATTTTTCTGTCCCTTATTTCCGATTTGCTCATTCTTTGCCGCTTGCTCCTCCTTGATTTCTGCAAGCTCCTCTTCTACCCTATCAGCATTCCCGGCAAACATGATACCTTCACGTGTGGACCAAATGCCACCACTGACAGCGGAAACGGCAGTAGTCACCTTATCATTCAAATCATCAATCATATATGGAACCAGTTCTGTTTCTATGTCAATGGTCTGCGATGCCTTGCTAAACTCGGTTGGATTGATAGAGCCTAAAGCGGAAACAATGAAATTTACTCTCCGCTGCAAGAACTCACCGATAACCTCACCGTGATTTTCTACCGCCATATGTGCACCCATGAACATAAAGCGGAAAGCGGTTCCTGATGCTTTGCCTACCCCCTTCAACGTTTCAAATGATATTCTTGGAGTGTTTGACATATCATAAGCCATATTAGTGAGTGTTTCTGCTTCAAAACGTACCGTATCTGGCACCTGATTCCACGTCAGATATTGAGCATCCGCACCTTCACCTGTAAGTTTGACCATTCTGTCCTTAACCTTACCCATGAAACCCTCCACGTCACCGATAAGTTTCAATAAAGGGAAGAAATGATAATCGATGCAATCTGCATAATTGGATAATAATTTCTCCAACCGAACCCGAAAAGTCTTTATCTTTTTGCAATAAGGTTCAGGACGGTAGGCATAGAGAACCGGTAATTTGGGGAATCCATGAGTAAAAGGCGTTCTTTCTTCATACCCTTTAGATAAATCCCACTGATAGACCATCTTATCAGTGATAGTCATAAAGCAAGTTATCTCCGAATCATCCATGAGCTTCTTCTTGTACTCACGTGAGAAAGCAATCATCTTACCTTCATCATTGAAGAACGGATAAAGCTTATCCCCACGGAACGGAGACCATAATACGCTTTTCAGCTTCTTGGTAGGTTTTACCTTGCCTCCGAATGTAGTCTTTACTTTTTTCCAGAACTTCGCCCAAAACGAATCATCATCGGTAACATACCAATATTCTGCCGCTTCTTGTTCGGAGAGCCAGGCACGGACAACCTTCTTGTTCTGATATTTGATTTTGTTGGATTTAAATACAGCCTTTACCGCATCCAGTAGCTTCTTTTCATCATCATCAGTTGGAGTGCAATCCATAGACGGTTCTGTGCCGACCGTGAAAGCAGTTTGAATGTTCACTATATCCTGTTCCAATGGAATGGAGATACGGTTCACCGGTTCAGTCTTATACTTTGCTTCGATTTCATAAGTCTTACCCGTTTTTTCATCGAAGTGCTTCTCTGCTTCTTTTTCAAGAACCTTTCTGTCCGGATATTTCTTTTCGTCAACCATGATTTCATGGCGTTCCGGATTCCAATCATCCCAAAGTTTGCAACGGTCGGGAAGTTCAGTTTTCCTACCTTTCTTCAGATAGTTTATCTTCTGCCCGATATCGGGCAATGCTAATATTTCTTCTAAATTCAATGGCATAGCTTATATTTTTAGTGTGTGAATATTCCTGTTAAATCTTTCGGCTTCTGAATCTTACCAAGAAGCTCACCCAATACATAGTAACGTACAGCATCTATTCCGTGATTGTCATGGTCTTCCGGTTCGTTGATATAGTTCCCGTCCTTATCCTTTGCCCAAACATACTTTCTGAACTCGCTTTGTAAGTTGTACGAGCGTTTGGTTATATAAATCTCCATATCTTTCATTTTGTCAATTCCGGCATTGATAGAGCCTGCACCTTTCTCTACGGCATATATCTTGATTCCTCCGTTGTGTATCTCTTGAATCAAACGTGGATCTGCGCTGTCAGCAATGACTTTCAATCCCCACGGGCGAAGAGTCTTGATGATGTCAGAAGAAAGCAATCCAGTACGGTAATCCACTTCATCCAAGTAAAGGGCGTTATCAACGATACCACAACGAATGGAAGCAGACGGGTCATGCGTATAACCGAAGTCTTGCCCGAAAGCAATTTTCTTTGCCCAAGCCGGGAACTCGTCAACAATTCCCCACTTCTTGAACACTGCACCTTCAGCAACGTCAGCCCAGCGGCCGATAACCACATGAGCATATTTTTCGGGATTATTTACCTTCATATCCTCCACCTCTTTCAGAAACTCCGGGGAAAGATTCTCCAAGTTATCAAAATACGTGGTATGGATATGAAGTACATTCGGATGAGTGGAAATCTGAACCTGCACACCGTCAATCTCTACCAGCTTGTGAGTTTTCTCAATGTATTTTTTGTAGATGAAGTGATTGGAATCGCACGGATTCATTATAATGATAATCCGGTTCTGAATACCCTTCTTGCGAATGGAGAGCATTATTTTATCGAACTCATCTTCGCTTGTCCACTCTTCCGCTTCATCGCAGACGAAAGTCGTAATGCCTTGAATGGATTTCAGTTTTGCTGTCTGGTTCCCGGAAGAAGTCTTGATACCCCGGAACATGATACGGCTCTTAGTCATCTTATTGACTATGTCCGTCTTTGTGGTCTTAAAATATTTCGTGGTACCGTCCAAATCTATCTTCTCCATCATTTCGGGGATGATAGACATACCGGCAGAAACCATCGTGTAGCGAGTATAGAGTATCTGATGAACTATCTTCTCGGCCGGTGTCATTTCAAAAGTCAACCGTTCTATGAAGGTAGAAGCATTGAAAGACTTTCCGCTACCACGCCCACCGGTGATAAGAATTATAAATTTTTCCTTATCCTCATATAATGGATGGTAAATTTCTTGGGGTACTATCATTTTAGCTTGTCTTTAATCCAGGAATCAATGTTGATGCCATGCTCTATGTCTGTTGGAATATCAGCATTTGCAATCTTTTGGTTTTCATCAGCAGGAGATTCACCGATAAGTTCTAATAAATACCTTATAGCGTTCAAATCTGCATCACCCACAGCTTTCGCTATGAGTTTTTTTATCATGGCATCCTTTACAATGTATTTCCGACCTTTATCATCTGTAGTTTCAGCATTCAACGCAGCAATGGCAAACTCTCTTGCGGTTTTCACAAGTTCCTTTTTCTGTCTTCTCGATTCAGCCGAAAGTCTTGCGAGTTCCTGCGCTCTCTCTGTGCTAATGCGTTTGCCTTTCTGCGTTAAATTCTGTTCGTTCGCCATTATTCTACCCCAAATTCTATTCTATCCATAAATTCTTTTCCATCAATGTATCGTTCTTCAAATCCATAACCGAACATCTTCATGAAATTAGCCCTTTCTGTTGGGCTATTAAAAGACAGCACGACATAGCTTAACATTCCGTTATCCTTTTCAAAGCTATTTTGGTTGCTAATTCTGTCTTTTATCTTTTGCACTTCATTGTGACGTACAATTTGATTTTCTTTTGAATCCTCATAAAAATTATTGGAACGGTTAATGTCTTTATTCTCTTTACCTTCTTTAGTAGCTTCATCTATGGCTGATAACGAATCGTCCAATATATCTTCCTTTCTCCAAATATCATCGTTAATAGAAAAGTCCAAGTCACCAATTCCAAGCATATTCAAATCGAAGTCATTCAGTCCGGCAAGGCTATAATCAATTCCATCAAGCATATCTTTTAACATATCTGAATCAAAATCGCCTTATACGCTTCTGTTATTCATAAAGATATTCTGCTCTTTTTCAGTTTTTTCGTCCATGTGAACTACTTCAACACGAATCAAATAATCATTAGTTCTCGTGTCCGGATTGTATTTATTTACTTCATCTATCACTGAAATACGTTGATGACCAGAAACAAGGTTGCCAGTAACCTCATTCCATACAATACCACCAAGCAACCCTACACGCTTTAGGTTTGCTTTCAGGTTCTTTCTTGCTTCTTGTGTTATTTTGCGAGGATTGTAGTTAGCGAAGTTTATATCACTCCGCTGTATTTCTCTACTTTCCGGTTGAGTTATTTTGTTCTCTTTCATAATCGAATATTAATTTTTCGGAATATGGGAACTCTTTCAAAATGCGTTTATAATCATTGGGATATTTACTACGCATTAATAGCATCGTATTTAAATCAATAGTAAATCCTTGACTTATAGCGTTTGCATCATAGATAAAAGGTTGTATCAATCCACTTTGCCTAATATATTGAAGCACTTCTTTGTTTGTCCACAATGCAAGAGGATAAACCATGCCTTTATCTGTTACATAGCCGGTTTTAGCAAACTTCTTTAAACGCATCCGTTTCATATAGCCATCTACGCCTTTCATTCCGCTGAATCCGTACATGACGCCTGTCTCTTCTCTTACAAATTGTTCTATTTCACCAATCTTTCTCGGCTTTATAGAACTATCTGGTTCACGAAAAAAGCCCCAGAAATCGTAATAGTCACGCTGAAAATGTCTAATTTTGCGTACTTCTACATTTTTGTAATGATTTTCTGCCCATTTGATATAAGGCTGCACATGGTCTAAATTTGGTATGAGGTACATATAATAGCATATAACCTTATCAAATACACCTGCAAGCATATCCAATAAAGCTATACCGTCTTTACCACCGGCTGAATAAAACAACACAGCAGTGTCCGTTTTATCACGAACACTGCGTATTATCTGCATTGTAAGGGCATACTTGTTCATAGGCTAACCATTTGAACCATTTGCTCCACGAACCCCAAAGGCAACACGTAAGTCATACCGTCTTTGGTCTCTATTTCCTAACTGCGTTGTACCAGCTTCACCGCCACGTCTGGCAACCAATCTACCACCAGCCCCTGCACCGTTCATATTACGGCGCGGTCCCATTGTTCTGTTAATTCTTCTCCTTGTACTACCGACTCAGCTAATAAATTTTAAAATTAAACAATCAAACATTATCTGTACTAAGTATCTTACCCAAATGATACCATACTTGGCAAACAAGATATTCTTTGCCGTTTTCTTCAAATACTTGGTCGTTACCATCTTCATCTGTAAAAATGATAAATTCAGCACTCTTAACCTCCACCGTAAGACGTGGCGCATCTTTTCGTCTGCCATTTATAAGAACCAAAGCGTCATACTTTATTGGTACTACATCCACATCCTTATCATCATTTGGTATATCTTCTTGCCGTTTGTATCTTTTGCCATCGTGTTCAAAATATACATATCTTGTAACATTTGAGGGGTAAACATATCTATGTTCTATGTCTTGTTCACCTTTTAAGATAGATTGAAAACTATCTTTTTTAATCTGTAATGTTAATGCATTCATAATCGTGTCATTTTTTTAATTAATACTCAATAGTTGCGGGGGGCTGAATCGAACAACCGACCTTCACCAAGTCAAAGTGAAAAGCTACCACTGCTACACCCCGCGATAGTACCCCAAAGGTACTACCACAACCAAAGATAACGAAATATCTTCAATCGTTATACACAACAATCAGGTTATTGTTGTGAACTAAGCCATTTGTCCCGTCTTTCTCTGCACTGCTCTAAGGTAGGTGCACAACAAGAAAACAACTCACCGCTTTCAGTACGGTAGTCATACTGATACATTCTCATTCTCTTTCTGCCTAACTTCGTTGTGTAGGTAGTGTAATTCTCTTTACCGGGCTGGCATACGCTGCAACCGTTTTCGTTTATTGAGTTCATAATCATTTATATTTAAAGTTTCGCTTTCAATCTTTCTTCACTCGTATAAGCCACTACAAGCCCAGTTTCATCATGCTGTATGGTGATGTACTTTTCACCCCTCTCTATAGTAGAGAAGTCGTACGGCGTACATAGCTTACCCAACACTTTGCCCAGTTGTTTCATCAGTGGGGCTTCAGGGCTGATAACTAAAACTAAATCTGCTTTCATAATCGTGTATATTGTGGTAGCCCGAAGGCTACCGGATTAAACTTAGAATTTCTCTATTTTAAGATTGTCGTTAATGACGAACATACGTCCACACTCTAAAATCACGTGGGTATCTGTAATTCGCTTGATTACTCTTACTACATCATCGTGCGATATGCGTGGCGTACCGTCTGCATGACAGCCATTAGACAAATCACCTGATACTCTATATCTCAAACCTACTGTAACTTCATTTACGTTCATAATCTTATATATTGCGCAGGGCTTTTACCCTGCTGGTTAAACTTATAATATCGTAATCTCTTTGTTGCCTATCTCTGTATCTACATTCAGAACCTCGTACTTTTGAGCCTTGTAGTTATAAACAACTTCACAGGTATTGAAGCCTCTGCCATCTTCTCTTTGGTCATAAACAGTATTTATATGCTGATACATTTTATTGCCTAACATGAAGTTTATCTTACCTGATGTACAGAAGTAGAATGCTACTGCATACTTCAATGTTTTCTTTTCATCAATCTTCTTTGTTGCCATGATCGTATATTTAAGCGTTAATACCAATTGTGTTTCTCATAAAGTCACTTGCTTGCTCTACTGACATACCCAGCTTCTTTTGAATCAAAATGAGCATACAGCTTACTTGTTCTTTTGTGTTCAAATTGCCTTGTACAAACTCTGACATGATGAACTTCTCTATTGTTCTTTGTTTAATTACTGATGCTGCCATAATCGTATATCTTTTAATTGTTATTACTTCTTGTTTGATGATGCAAATGTATGGGTTTATAATTACACTTCAAATAGAATAAAGATAAAAATGTAGCTATTTAATAAACATTAGCAAAAACACAATTGTAAGGGTATACAATTACATATTTATTAATAAATCAATCTTCTTGATGCAATAAACAGCTACTTTTATTGCATTATTGATTTTATCATATTATATTTGTTCCGTTTATTATAATATACATTTGAAATGGATATAAAAAGCATCATTAAAGAAAAGGGCTACACCATTCAGGATGTAGCAAAAAAGATGGGTGTAAATAGAGTAACTCTTACTCTTACCTTACAAGGAAATCCCACCTACAAAAAGTTGAAAGAGATAGCCGACGCCATTGATTGCAATATAGTTGACTTCTTCCGAGACGAAACAAATAACTCTTCCACTTGTAAAGGAGAAGATAGTGAACTCACCGCCCTTATCCAGTATAAAGAAAACTTCTACAAAGCCGATACGATAGAGGAGCTAAAGAAAATTGTGGCTGAGATTGAAGAAAAACAGTAAATCACTTGTTCTGCAACTGTAAAATAGTTACATTTGCATAAACCATTAAATTATGGGTACAAAAGAGAAGTTGATAGAACGCTTTAAAAGCCAGCCAAAAGATTTTAATTGGGATGAGCTTGTACGCTTGTTCTCCATTTTCGGATATAAGATAGATAACAAAGGAAAAACAAGTGGGTCACGTGTCATTTTCGCAAAAGGGGAAAGCTCGTACACTGCGCATAAGCCACATCCAGGAAGTATCGTAAAAGGGTATGTAATGAAACAAGTATTTGAATTTCTGACTAAAAATAAATTAATATGAAAACATTGACTTACAAAGGTTACATAGGAAGTATTGAGATAAGCGATGAAGATAATTGCCTATTTGGAAAAGTCCTTGATTTGCCAAAAGATACAATGATTTCGTATGAAGGTGAAACTGTATCTGAATTGAAAGAGGATTTTAAAGGAGCTGTGGATGATTATATAGCATATTGTAAGGAAGCCGGAATTACACCGCGTAAAAGTTATTCTGGTTCCCTGAACATACGAATTTCCCCAGAGGTACATAGCAAAATTGCCATTCTCGCCCAACAGGCTGGAATATCAATAAACGCTTTTATTAAATCAGCCGTAGAAAAGCAAGTTGCAACTATGTTATAAACAACCATGGATAAAAAAGAACTCTTTATTTGTGAATGCAACAGCATCGAACATCAGATTGTGATGTCATATTTTGAGGATGAAAAGGAAGTATATTGCAACGTACACTTAAAACCCGAAAGAAATGTACTCAAACGAATTATCCATGCTGTTAAGTACATATTTGGTCATCGAAGTGCATATGGAGATTTTGACGAATTTATTTTCAATCCTAAAGATGCAGATAGGTTGCAAAGTGTTGTTGACCATTTGAGAACAGAAAAGCCGGAGCACTAAACTCCGGCTCATTAATTGATTAGCCCTTTGATTCTTAACCGATTTACGATTTCGGTGTAAAGATACTCTATATCCCCACTGAAATCCCCATAGTTCTGATACAAAAACACGACATCCGCACAGTTGTCGGAAATGGTACATTCTGATTGAACACCAAGAACCCTTGCTAATTCAGGTCGTAACCCTGCTGTCATTTTTCCACCGGCAAGCGAGCTTGGAGAAAACAGATACAGGATAATGAAAATGAACTTCTTCCGCTGGGTTACACTGTCAATATTCGGTGGACATCCTCTCTCATTCAGCAACTCAACGAATATCTTGTAGATTTCATGGATAAGGCTTTTGTCTTTCAAAATTGGGGCGGTCAAGGCGTTTTCTTCCTCTGAAAGTTCTGATTTCTCAATACGAATCTTTTTAAGACGAATTATTTTGTTAAAATCCAGTTCCATAACACGATTATTTTAAAAGTAAATAGTATATTTGCATCATAATCGTGTGAGGGAGGATTGAGTGGTCGTGCGCTTGGTTCTCCTTTTTTTTATTTTACAGAGTTATTCTTTTCCTGAATAATCCGATTTTGCTCGTTCACCTCCCTACCCCATATCATAGCGGAATAGATGGCTTTTGCATACAAAAAGAGTTCCTCACGACTGGTAAGGAACTCAACTCGAAGGGCTGCACATTTCGCATCAGTCCAGACATTTTCATTTCTACTCATTGACTATTTGTTAATTTTATAAATCTATTACGTTAATGGTTAACATACATATCCGCTTGCTAAACCATGTTATAAGATGGCTGAACAAAGGCTCATAATTTGCATAACTTCCACAAATCCGTACCTTTGCAATGTGTTTTTCATAGTATTAGATTAAGGTTAATAAAAAAGATTGGCTGTCTGGGAAGATAGCCTTTTTTTGTAACCATTGGCAATATCTTTTCTTTATTAATCACCTGGTCGTTCATACCGTTTCTTCAATTGTTTCAAGACTATTTCCATACCGTTATCCAACCCTTTCTTATAGCCGGACATATGTTCACCTATGTTGTAAATCAAACATCCTACAACAATAAGGACAACCCCTAAAGCTCTATGCCAATAAGGGAGTGATATGCTGAACGGCGAAAATGTCAACCGGAAATGCCCGATGAATAATACTGCGATGACGAATATCGCAATAAAGAAAATGAGGTCTGTTTTCATGTCAATTGCCGTATAGAATATCCAACAACTCTTTCGCTTTCTTATAGGTATCAAAGCCTTTAATGTTCGTCCACCCATACGAAAGACGGCTTTCTTTTCTGACTTGTACAAAATACGTAGTTATTGGAATACAGCCGCTATATTTTGTTTCTCTTACAATCCTATATCTTTCCATATTAAATACTGTTAACGCATAAGAAACAACACAGCAGCTACAGCCCAACCGGACAAAGCAATCATATAAAGTACAAATTTTGTATAACCAATCCATTTAGCTTCCCGATTGAATTTGTTTATCGCTCCTTTTAAGTCTCCAAACCGTTCTTCAATGTCCCACATTACATTTTCTTTGACAATTTTCCTAAATCTCTCCCGTACATTCTCTGGAATGTAGAACCTGTTATCTTTATAGAAGAGATATGTAGAGCAATCAATACGACAGTAGTCATTATAATCTCTTCCAGTGTCTATCTTGATTGTTATTTCTGCCACGCCTTTTTCTTTCCATAGGTCAATGGCGTGTTTCTCAATTTCTTTCTCATTGAGCTTGGCAAGGTCTGCAAGCTTGTTATAATCGTATTCGTCTAACTGTACAATCTTTCTCATAATTAATTAATCCGTTTCAGTACATCCTTGTTGGCTTCGAGTATCTCATCGAAAGAAGGGATAGGCATCCAAGCTACTGGTTCCCATAATGGAGGTATGCTGCTCATTGAACTATAAATAGGACTGTCTTTGTATACATCATTGATATAACCGTCCATACAGAACCATACTCCATTACAGTATGTGCCATTAAATATTGCGCCATGCTTGCACATGATAATGATATTCTCATTTTCTTCCGGCAACTGTTCCTTAACGCTTATCCACGGTGATTGCTTTGCCTGCCATTCGGCACCCTTTATAAATGCAGCTTCTGCAATTTCATCATATGTAATCCCATGATTAGGGCACTCATCTATTGAGTGATATTGGGCATATACACCCATTGATTGGGCAGTTGTACGTCTGCACTCTTTAGCTGCTTCTTCTACTGTCTGTTTCATTTCTTACCCTCCTTATCAAATTCGGATAATGCCTGCTCACAAAACTTGACCTGCTCCAAAGCATAATCCCTCTTATAGGTTACTATATCACGTGTTGTATAGTCCGTATAACATCGGTCTATAATGCTTTTAATATAAAATCTCACTGGCTGCTCACAATGGTTCAGAAGAATCACGTATTCATCATTTCTCGGATGAAAGCACAAAAAACGATAATAATTCACTTCACCATTTAGGCATTCAATCAGTTTTTCATCTGTCTTTAGATTTTCAATGTCTTCTATATTTCTTATTGGTCTCATAATTCAATATTTTTTATTATTTTTTCTATTCCGCTCGCTCTGTACCTCTGCCATACACATCTTGCACCATGACGCTTTCAGATGGTATTCCTTACCGTTACGACGGGCTATTCTATCGAAAAACCGGGATAATGGAAGTGCTCTACCACAACGGGTGCACAGTTTACGCTCCACTCCGTCAACGACCACCCGGTTACGGGGTTTCCTCCTCACGATTTCACATGGTCCGCATTCGGACGCACCGTACCTCCTGCAATAGGCAAGTGAGTGCTTGCCGCACTTGGCGAAGGAGGTGCAATCCGAACGGGGAACTATCTGGTGAATGTTCATACGGCATCATTCATTAAGTCGAACAATGTGGGTGCGCTGACCTCCATCTCTGCCTCATACAGATATGAAAGACTATCTTTCCAGTAGTCGTAATTGAGTTCGGTAGACAGACCTTTCCTCCCCAGATTGATAGCGCAATATGGAACAGTGCCGATACCTCCGAAGGGGTCAAACACCAGTTCACCCCTGTTTGAATACCGTTCAATCAATCTTTCGACAATATCTAACTGAAGGGGGCAGATGTGGTTCTGCCGTTTCTTCTGCGACTGTTTCGTATTGAGCGTGCGCATCCGGGTGACATCATCCCATATCCAAGGTTTCTTACTCACCGGGTCAACGGCCATGAATGTCTTTGGCAGTTTTCCATATGCCTCCAACTCTTCTGCGAACGACACGTGCTCCTCATAGTTGTAGATATGCTCACGCTCGTAGTTTCGGAACAAATGTCGAATCTTATCTATTCCAGCACCTTTCATATCTTCGTATGATAACAGAGAATTACCAGATGATTTCCAACTTGCATGAGCGTCTATCTGCCAACGGGCCAATGAATATTCACTCTTGTTCTTTGTTACCGGCAAATCAGCGTATGCACGTGAGGTGTCAGAAGGCAACTTGCGGAAAAGAAGGACATATTCCGGGCATCCGATACCCATCTTTGAACCGTCCTTACACATTTCAGTATAGCCAAGACGGTAAGTCTGGTTATTCTCTCTTACCACGTCCGTATCCACTGTAATACGCCCCATGTAACGGAACCCGTATTTCATGTAGTGGAATACAGTCATTTCACTGAACGGGTCGATGGTGGGCATACCGTCACCAGTGGCGTTGCCGAACAAAACACGGTCTTTCACATGGATGCAAGCTAACCTACCGGGTTTAAGAATACGCATAAGCTCCGGTGTAAGATAATCCATCTGCTCGAAGAACTTGCCGTTGTCCTCATTATGCCCGAAGTCATTATAGGTCGGAGTGTACTCATAGTGGTTGGAGAACGGGATGCTGGTTACAATCAAGTCCACCGAATTACTTTCCATAGTCTGACATTCAAGAACATTGTCGTTATTTATGGCCCTCCAAAGTTTACCGGACTTTTCTTCCCGGCTGGCGAACATCCACCGCATCATCTTTTCCTCTGCCTGCAAGCCGAACAAACCGTTCTCGCGGACTATATCGGTCATCTTGGCTACCATCTCCCGATGTTGCGCCCACTTCTGCATGAATGATTTGAATATTTCACCTTCGCTTTCGGCATACACCAAGTAAAGGTCTACGGGATGCTGCTGCATGAAACGGTAGATACGGGCTATTGCCTGGAACTTGTCGTTGAAACGGTAGTCGATGAACATGATTGCCTTATGGCAATGGTACTGGAAGTTCAGACCCTCACCAAGCATCTCCGGTTTGGCAGCCAAATACTTCAGACGGCCGTCTTTAAAGTCCGCTATCACTTTGTCGGCTTCCCCATCATCCTGCGAACCGTACACAGCCTTACATCCGGATATGGCGTCACACAAAGCCTTCCGTTCATTCTCCAGGTCATGCCATAAAAGGAAATGGTCGCCTTTGTTTTCAGGACGGTTAATGATTTCCACCACACGGGCAATCTTTTCCTGCATGTTGTCCCGACGTTCTTTCGCTGCGTCGGCAAGTCCGAGAGCAGCCTCACGGAACATCTTCACTTGTCCGTCACGGTCGGTTCCGGCAGTGGAGTTATCAACACTAACCACTTCTTCATGTACACGCAGTTCCGGCAATTCATATCCGGTATCGGGGTAACCAAGGTCGGACGGTCTGGTGAGGAACAACGCCCATGTACTTACCCACAACCAGAACTCCTTCTCCTTGTGCGGATAAAGGGTAAGGTTATTCGCCTTCGTGCTGTCACGCTGAAAGAAACGGGTAAGCGCCTGCCCGGTATCCATCACACCGAGATAACCGGCATAATGTATCAGCTCCTTGTATCTGTTGGGCGATGGCGTGGCGGTGGCGACAAAGCGGTAGGGAACATCCGCAAACAAGGGAAGGAACTCCTGATAGGTCTTGGTACCGAAACCACGTAATACGCTCGCTTCATCCAATGATGTTGCGGTGAAGTAGGAAGGTTCTATTCTTACACCATCTTCACCGTCGCGCACACGCTCGTAGTTCGTAACCATAATGTCAGTCTGACATATCATCACATCAGCCATAGTTCGTACATAAGTCACTTTCATGTGCAGATGTTGTTCCGCTTGTGTAAGGAACTCGACCACTACACGCTTGGGACAAACTATCAGCCCTTTGCCGCCTTTGTGTTTCAGGACTACCCGAAGTATCTCCAACTGGGTTACGGTTTTCTGCATACCGAAACTGGAGAATATCGCACGGCAACCACCGGACACCGCCCAACGAACAGTATCTTTCACATGGGGATATAACGACGGTGTCAGTTCATCCGGATTGACCTCGAACCCAGTCTGATGACTGATGGCCATCTTGTCTTTCAGAAATTCTATATATTCTTTCATTATGCTATTTCTTTCAATAATTTCATTGTTTCACTTCTTTAGGTTTCCAATCAGACGGTAATTTTACCCACTCGCGGAACTTGGCGTCGAAGTCGTCCATGTCCCTGAACATATCCATCTTCGATTTCTCTGTCTCTACGAGTGAGGAGAATTCCAGGAAGTACATGTCGGCGCTCTTGACAAAGCTGTTATGAATCCTTTTCAAATTTCCGAGTAGTAACCCTTTGGCGTTCATCAGGTCTGCCGCTTCCTCTACCAGCATGTTGGCTTCGCAGTTCAGTATGTGTGCGGCTGAAAGAAGGCTGTTCAATCTGTCTATGCTGCCATCAGCCTCGGCAACTTTAATCAAATCTTTCTTTGGTTTCATTGTTTCTGCTTTTTCTTGCAAGTTCATCAATCATTCGCTGGTACTTCTTTGCCACCAACGGGCAGCGCAGGCGCAGTGCGTTGTCACGCTGCTACTCCAATAATTCGATTTTCTTTTCAAGTCCTACGTCCATAAAATTATTTCTTCTTGAATTTGTCACATATCCTGCCGTAGCGGTCACATGCGCACACCCTATGGTCCTTGGCCTTGCATAGACAAGAGTTCCCTACAAAATCTCTGGAGTATGAGCATTGGCGGCAACGGACGGGTGCAGGTGGTATATCTTTTTTCTTTGCCATTATCTTCGGCTTTCACCTTCAATTTTAATTACATTGAACATCTCTTTCACCCGGTCGGCAATATAATCCCCATACCGTTGGGAAAACTCCTTGTTCGGGTCCAGATTGGTAGTCATGTGGGTGTAGAAACAATATCTCTGCTCATAGCGCAGTTGCAAGACGGTCTGAATGGCATTGATGCCCGTACCAAAGTGTTTGGCATCCATAGGTTCCCGACCCACCTCGTCAATGGCAAGATTGTGCATACATGACCTGTCTGTGTATTGGTTTAACCCGACAATTCCTTTCTCGGCAAACAGCAAGGCAATCTCGGCAGCACTGGTGAACTGAAAGGTCAATCCAGCATCCGCGCCGCCAATACAATAGCGGGCGATTTTTGCCGCATAGTTCTGTAGCCCTTTCAGCAAAGTGGACTTGCCCACCCCAATAGAGCCGTGTAATAATAATCCCTTGCTTACATCTAATATTCCGGGAATCCCCCAAACCCATTGATAAAGGGCTTTCAGCAGTTGGCGGTTGCTGTCATCAACTGTAAAGGCCGGGGAAACGGATTTCATGGAAACTACGAGTTGGTTGCGCCAATACATGTCAATCTGCTCCCTGCTCCATTGCTTCTGATTAGCCTTATTTACCGAAGACAATTGATTTGATACCGGCAGAACTTTCGTCTGGTTTTGTATCAAGTTTCCGATTGTTTCCATTTTTAGCTTGTGCTACGATTTCATTAAATTTAGAATTGATATTAGTTACGCTGAAATTATCAAATATCCACCCCTCTTTGACCGAGGAAAGAAGGTATTGAAGGGCATACAACAGAGAATCATCGGAAACGTCCATTTTCTTTTGCTCTCTTTGGAATTTGAGTTTATTCAAGAGCTGGGACATAGCCCCGGCATCCTTGGCTGTCCAGTAGTAGTCAGCCCCGAAGGTTTCCCTAAAATGCTGTTCAAATAGCAAACGTGCTTTTGAATTAATCTCTTTAGGCTTATTTTTCTTGCCTCCCCCCTTGGGGGGTGTGGGGGGAATATTATTATCTTCTTCATCTTTCTTTTTATTATTGCCCTTGGCTTGCCCCAATTCTTCTATTTTTTGAGCCATTTTTTCTGCGGTTGCCCTTAACTCTGCCCTTAGTTCGCCCAAAGCATGATTTAATCCGCTGATTTCTTTGTTGTTGTCTATGCCCTTATCTACGTCTCTTTGCCTGCCCTTGACCGGATTATATTCATCATAGTTACATAAAGTAATTACGGTCATACCTTGTTTATTACAAGTCGTTATCATACCTCTTTTTTTAAGTTTGGCAAGGAAATAGCGCACTTTCTTTTCAGACCATTGCCAACGCTTCATCAAAAACGATACGGATGCTGGATATTGACCTCTTGTATAAGAGATTTCCCGACCTCCGATAAGTTCGCTGTACGCCTTGTCGGTTGCCTCAAATCGTGCGCTCTGAATCAAGTCGAGCCACGCTTCGCATTCCGAAAACTTACGGGTTACTTTCCACATTTCATTCGAGAAAAACTTGCGGCTTAGCCTCAAAAATCCTTCGTCCATAGTCTTAGAATCTCACGTTAGTTAATTGCCTTCCGTTAGAGAATACAGCCCATTTCCCATTTCCGCTATCAAACAACCGTAAGTCCGACACCTCTCCAAAACGTTTGATATTACCGCATAAATCCACAATCCAGCCACATTCTTTGGAAGGATGCGGACGGATGGCACGACCGACTATCTGATACCACATGGCAAGTGACATTGTAGGACGTGCCATAACGACCGTATCAAGTTCCGGATAGTCAAAGCCGGTGGTTAACACCCCGACATTCGCCACTACCGGAATTTCACCAGCCTTGAACGCTTCAAGTATCCTTTCGCGCTCACCTTTTGGGGTGTCACCCGAAACGATTGCGGCTCCGGGTATAGACCAGGTAAGCTGCTCCGCTTCTTTCAGAAAACGGGTAAATACCAAAATACCTTTCCGTTTTCCTCCGGCTTTGGGATTCATCAGCCTTTGGACGATATGAACGAGATAACCGTAGAAGTCTATCCGTTCATATTCTCTTTGAACTGACCTATCCGTATAGTCGGCACCAGTAGTATTTACTTTCAAGTTAAGTTCATTCCACCCCGAAGGATTCATTGGATAGTAATTCAACTTCGCCAAGTAACCCATATCTAATAAGGTTGATATCTGTACATGATAAATGACCTCTGAAAAGACATGAGGCTTTGTCCGGGTGATGAATTTCAGCATAGAACCGAAATCACGCGAGGAAGACAACCTATAAGGAGTTGCCGTCAAGCCAAGAACCCTACACTTTACCGCATCGAAGAAATCCTTATACATTCCCTCTTTGGGGTTAACAAGGTGGCATTCGTCCACGATGATGTTCTTGAAGTGGGTGAACAGTTCGGGATGATTCTTCACGCTACCTATGGTGGCAAATGTTATCCGGTTTATTTCCTTTGAGTTGAATGAAGCTGAATAGATGCTGCAATCAAGAATACCGTATGAACAGAGTTTCTTGAAATTCTGTTCGAGTATTTCCTTCGAGGGCTGGAACACCAAGGTATGACCGTCAAGCCTTACAGCTATATCCGCTATGATAAGGCTCTTTCCACTCCCCGTAGGCAGAACCATGATAGCATTCGTCTTCTTCGCCCTGTTATTGAAGAAAGAAACGGCAGCATCAGAGGCTTTCTGTTGGTAATCACGTAGTTTGTACATATCTATCTTCTGATTTAATGATAAAAGGGGAATCCTCACTAAGTTTGGAAAGAAATGTCCGGATTATATAAGCCTGTTCCTTACTTAATCCAACCGGAGAGAATGAACCATCATTATTCTTGACCATCATGACAAATGTTCCTGCTTCCAAATCATTCATAACCCTTTCTCCTTTCGTAACTTCTTATTAAGTGCTTTGTAATACTTGATTAGCTGTTCGTACTCAAAATCAGTCATTTTGGAAGTGCTGGCAGCTTTCACTTTTAGCAAATCAAATTTCTGTTGACCGATTTTAGCAATTAGATTCACCCGATAACCTTCCAAATGATCAGCTTTGAATCTGTTGCAGTGTCGGCATTCGGCATGGCAATTATTCTCATCAAACCGTGTTGCCAAATGTGTACGACTGAAATAGTGCCCGCAGTCCGCTTGTGTAAGCGGCTTTATCTGTCCACATGATATACATCGGAAGGAACCGTTTGGCATACAATCACGAAGCCGGATGAAAAGGGAAAACTCCTTGTCGAGTTTAGCTTTCAAATCCGGCTTCTTCTTTACTGTTACCCCTGCTTTATCAAACAAGGGTAAAGGCTTGTCTTTCTTCTTAGCCTTTTTCTTTATGTAGTACATACTTTCTGATTTACCTAATTAAAAGCCCCGAAGCGTATTCTCCGGGGCACAACCATTATTTAAGACCCGTGCCATTTATGTGTGGCTCACATTTATGAGGGGCGTGACAGAATCGAACTGCCCTCCTCTACAATGCTGCGCATTACATTAGTCACACCAGCCAAACGCCCCATATTCACCTGCCCAATCTTCACAGACCGAGCAGGCAGGTTAACAAAGTTATTCCATATAAGCCATTGAAAACTCTTTCGGAATAAACCGCCCGACCGGGATAGGTTTAGCAGATTCAATGGCTGTATGGATTTCCCTCTTTCTGAACCCATGTCCCTTTTCTTTGGCTTGTTTCTCACACTCATCCTCTTTGTTTTTGAGGTAGTGGGTAATAAGCATCATCGCCCTATCAACGTTGAAGGTGTTCACGACAAAAGTCTGAACCCTCTCGTCTTCATTCTCCCCATCCGTGAATGTGATTTTCGTCTCAATCTGGTAGAATTTCTTTTCATTCGGTTTAGATTCTTCGCCACTATCTTCCGTCTCATCGTCCATCTTGTCAACATATTCTGCCATAGTGATTTCATTTTTGAGATAGGCAAGCGAAGTATCGTCAACCTTACGTTCTTTCAAATTGTCAGTAAGAATCACGCAGGAATCGAACTCCTTTATCATTGTCAGGGTGAATCCGAACTGGTAATTAAGTTCAATGTAGTCTTTCAAGATAAGACAAGCATTCTCCAGCCCAGTGGCATACAACAAGAATTTATACTTCTTGTCGCTTATTTGCGCTTGTGCAAGATAAGGATATAAGAACTTGTTCTCATTCTCGAACGCCAAGCGGTTCTGGTTGCTGACTTCCACTTCCTTGATGTCGTCAGCTTCCATACTGAAACGAATTTTCGCCAAAGTGTCTTGGTCTATCAGCGTGCCACGGTCAAAAAGAATTTCATTCCGTTCGATGGTTACTGTTTCACCTGTATCTTCATCAATGAAAGATTCCTCCCATGTTTTGAGGACACGTTTTGCAAGGTACATGTTGAGCATCTTTTTCGGGTCAGATGTCACATACCTGATTTCTGTTTTTCTTGTTTCTATCATAACTAAATAAATTCTTGATTTCTTTGTATTTCCTGCTGTTCCTCAAATTTCCAACAATATCCACCTGCTGTTTTTCTTTTGTTGTTACAACATTGTGAGATATTTTGAAAATTTATGCCGGTATCTCTACAAGCGTCCATTAATGTCAAATGTCGCTTTATAAAAGCTCCATTCTTATCTAATTGAATAACTACTTTACCTTGAGATACGGCCCTTCTTCTTTGGGCAGTACCATAACTCAAATTATAAGCGTGAGTACACCATTCCAAATTAGACAAGCTGTTATTGCTTTTGTTTTCATCTTTATGATTTACAACTGAATACCTATGAGGATTGGGTAAAAAAGCCTCTGCTACTAAACGATGAATGTTAAGTGTATGTGAGCGTCCGCCTTTGAATAGGTTTACACATTTATATCCACATCTATCTTGTAGTTTAAGGATATGCGGCTTTTTCTTCATTAATTCACCATTTTGTAGTCTTACGTAACTGCATATAGATTTAATTCTACCCCTGTCTGATACTTGATATAAACCTTCATATCCGACAACATCTTTCCATATTTCTGCCATTATAAATAATCTTTATTTCGTCCAATCTCTATTTCCATTAGTTGAATCAATCTATCTTCATCAGCAGAAGGTAAATATATTCCGCATTCAGCACTTGCCCAATTACGAAAACGGGTAATACTTGTACTCATTTCTGCACTATCTAAATCAGCAGAGCTGCGCAATATCTTTATCCGTCCCAAATACTTGTCGTCTCTCTCACGAATGAAAATGGATGGATTAACAAGCTTTTTATAATACTGTTGCTTCACCCACTCCAACGTGTTTCCGGTCTCACACGCAAAGTAACCTAAAATCACATGCAAATATTTATTGCTTTGCAGGCTTCTTTTAGGCTTTTTCTCTGTGAGTTCTACAACCTTACCGCTTTCTGCGAGCTTTGCAGAACGAGCCTTAAATTGCTCTTTCTGCAAAGGGTTTGAAGTATCGTAAAGGGACATACACTAAAAAGGCAAATCGTCCTTTACATTGCCATTCGCATCAACCGGAGGTGGGAAATTCTGCGGCTGTTGCTGATAAGTCGGTTGCGGTGTAGGTTGTTGAATTGGTTGCTGTGCCAGTGTAGCTTGTGAGGATTGCGACACACCGCCACGCGCATCTATTTTGTAACACCGAATAGACGCCATACGTTTGAATTCTCCGTCTTGATTCGTCCAAGAACGCCCTTGTAAGACAAATGACACAGTAACAACATCACCCTGATTAAAGCGGTCAAGTTCTGTACACTTGTCACCCGAAAACTCTAAGGGAATAATGTTCTCATACTCGCTACGCTCTCCCGTATAAGGGTCGTAAGTGGTAGCATCTAAAATAAACTCCCGTTTTATAAATGAGGAACCACCGTTTTTGGATGGTATTTGAACGGTTTGTCCGATTTCGATTATCCGTCCGGTTATTTGGTTTGCCATTAATTTTCTCCTCCAAAAATCTTTTTATCGGTTATAAGTTCTCTGTTTTCTTCCAAAAACCGGATAAATTCCTCACAATGATTAGTGAGAATAGGAATATCACGTTCTGGATTGAAAACGTATGTTTCTGTATAGGTATCTACCACAAAACCGCCTTTATTGAACTCTACAATGTTGTACTCAAATGTCCGTACATCCGAACCGTTCTTCATCAAAGCGTAAGGATAAACCAAATGTTGATGGTGGTCTTTGAACTTCCCTACGGTATAGCTTCCAGTTGTTTTGATGTCGTGGACGCTGGCCGGCATCAGCTCGTCAATCACCCCATAAACCAAAACATTGCCGTATGCGGTTGAAAGAATCGCTTCTACCCTTTGTTGGGTCAATGCTCCTTTGAAGTAACCGGCGAACTCTCGGCAAAGTGAGATTGGGAAAGTAAAAACACGATTATTATAGGTAACTCTCAAACCTATAACCTCGTTGGTCTGAACCTCATCGTAATACAAAGGTTTACCTGTTTCGTCACAAGCTCCTTCGCGTATTGCCTTATATACCTTTTCAACCTGCACCGTTTCGGATTTCCGATTTTCAACCATACAGTCAATAACCTCATTAAAGGCTGTTCCCTTGTCTGCCGCTTCGCTGTCGAATGGCCTGCGGTTAATCCGGTCTATCAGTTCTTGAAACTGCTTCTGCCGAAACTCTTCTTCCGTATATGGTGGATTCTCACTCCACCCATAATAACGTTCATATATGACATCGCTATTAAGGTAATTGAAGTAAGAATCCAACAATGTTGCATATATACGATAGTTAGGCTGCATCTGAGTAGATTTTAGTTTCCTTATTGAATACCAGTCCCAAAGCCTTTACCTTTGCAGCAAACAAACTTCTCGCCATCATCAAAGAACTACCAACGTGTTCAAACTCATTGATATGTGAAGCGAACTCATTAGCGGAGTTGGCATCGGTGATAAATTCAATGCTTTCTTTTATTTCTTCTATCACCTTGTCATACTTTTCCTGCGCTTCCTTCTTGGCAGCAAGCATACCCAAATACGAATTGATTATCTTGGCGGTGATAAAGTCGTTCTTTGCGGTTGGATTACCATTCTTGTCAAGGATGGTAGGAACTTCCATCACTGAAGGAAGATTGCATGTATTCTTACCGTCATTTCTTGAAGTCGGGTCAAAAGTTATAGTGCGTCTTTGAACACCTCTTTCGCTTTTCATTTCAAGATAGCCGAGCAAATCCAGTTCGGTAACGATGGAGTTGTAGGACTTTTCACGCAAGGCAGGGATAAACACGGTATCATCACCTTCTTTCCGTGTGTCGCGATGGGCAACGAAAATGATGTGCTTGTTAAGCCCCGAAAGTGTTCGTGTCATCCATGAAAACTCCGCATTGATACCACTCCAATCCCTGATAGACGGTTGGCGGCTGCCACATTTATAAGTAATGATGAAATCCATCATCTTACCGATAGTATCAACTACAATGGTCTGATAAGCAGACAAATCCTCCTGCAAGACCTGTTGAACATCACTCCATGAAGTGACCTGTACGGTATCTATGTTTTCCAAATGCGCCATATTCATACGCTTAACGCCATTATCGAAATCCAATAATAACGGTTTCGGTGCGCTCAATGCCACTGTTGATTTTCCCATACCAGCCTGGCCGTAAATCATCATTTTCACTGTGGTAGGGATTACTAATTCATTTGATTTTTTGATAAGACTCATAATCGTAAAATTTAAAGGGTTAATTATTCTCTTTCTGTAGAATAGCATCTACATCACTTTTTCGGTACAATCTCTTACCTCCTATTTCCAACCTGCACAAATATCCAATTTTATGCCATCTCCATAAGGTTGACTTATCGGTATGTAGAATCTGACTTGCCTCTTTAATGGTCAAGTAGTCCTCTTCCGGTCTGATGAAAGAGTCTCTAATACTTCTCACAGTCTTTTTTACAAGATGTTCTGCGAACTCTTTCAAATCAGTGGACTTTATTGTCAAAGTAACATTGGCACCACTATTTAAAATATCCTCCATGTTCATTCTCTTACCCTTTCTATATGTTCAATTCTAAATCTTCGTAACCTTCTCATATCACCTTGTTCGTGGTAAAGTGACAAAGAAAATATACACAGTAAGCAACATGCGACGGACACACGGACTATAGGCGAAAAATCCATCGTGAGCCTCACACCGGCTATCCGTTCATAAAGCATTGTTGCAAGTTCTCTCCCATTCCGTACATGCAATATTTCAAAAGCCTTTTGCAATTGGTTATTAATCGTGCTAACCGCCCGGCATTTGAAATTGGCGATTTCCTTTTTCTCATACCCTTGTGCATACATCCGTGCTGTAATCTCGCATTCAGGGGTGAGTTCTGTGAATACCCGTTCCATAATCGTGTGAGTTAGATGACTATGACTCCCTTTTTACAACGACAATACCTTTTTTCGGATAAGACTTTGAAGCCCATTTTTTACCCTCAAGAAGATGCTTGGCATTTAGAAGTGATACGTTGTTGCGGATTGTCTCAAGTGAAGATATAGGCAGCTCTATCGTGGCTCCTCTCTTCATGTTTCTCATTTTCTCTTTACTTTCTACCTTTTCCATAAATGTTATATTAGAATGATTGGTGGGCGTTGACGGACTCGAACCGCCAGTCTCCTCCAATGAGGTGTGTTAACCATTACACCGAACGCCCCAATAAGAAAGGTGCGCTATCTTCACAGACGGCACACCCAGTACAAACACAAAATAAAACACGACAAAACAGTTTATACTAACACTTTTTACGCAACTCCATACCGGTTATCACTGCGAGTATAACAGACAAAATAAACATTGTGGATGTCAATACAATCCCCGTCATGTATAGAGGACCATCCTTTATTATGGAATTGCATAACATCATTGTCATACACAGCAATACAAGCAACGAAAAAGAGAACATAATTATCTTCATAACATCGTCATTACAACCAGTTCATCACTATAGAATTCTACAAAATCGTGCTTTCCGAACTCTACCATTACTTTATCCCCATTGATGGCGCAAATCGCCCCAATCTTGCTTTCCCATCCGGGATGTTTACACTTAACCGGCATACCTATATATGGCATACGTGATTTATACATACTTTTTCCCATAATCGTGTGATTTTAAATTTTACCGCCCGTACAAGGATGAGGTAAAGCGGTGCACACTTCGCTTTACCCGTGGCTTTTAGTACGGTAGTAGCACTAACCTTTGCTGCGGTTGTTGCGCCCCCGATACCTTCTACGGATTCTACCACGTATCGAGACGTGAAGGGCTTATATTTAGACCTTTCAGCGATACTTGTGCCTAACCAAGCATACTCGCCACACTAAAGACAAATTGGTGTGCTGAAAGTAAAAATCATATCAACTTCGTGGCTTTACCACCATCAGACATATACAACCATTCGCTCTTCATCAGCTTATCTTCGGTTGCTATCGGTGTCAATTCCGTTCCACTTGCACCCACCACTATCTACCATCACTGGCTTCGCTTACGTGCCTTCGCAGAAATATATCTTTATATCGTACCAATATGTCAAAGAACTAATCAATAGTGCCCTACCCGATTCTCGCTATCAGTTGCCGTTCAATCCGTCAATAGGGCTGTCGTGCGTGATATAATCGTGTGATTAATCATCATAAAAGAACTTCTCGCCCGGCTTTCTGAAAAGCCTATAACTTGCATATAAGCAGCCCAATACTATCAATGCCTCTATCATACCGCCATTCTATCAAGTTGAAACTCTATGTAATCAATCTCTTCTTGAATAACCTCTAAGGCCTCTTCTTTGGTATCGGTATTACAGAAAGCACAAGCCTCTGTGTCAGACATCTTATCAACTCTATCAAGGTCTATACAAGCCTTATCCAAAGCCTTTTCAAGCCCGTAGGCTTCTACACTGTCGCAAACTCTATAGTTTCTCATATCAGGCAATTTTTAAAAGGTTAGCTTTCTTAAAGCATCTGAACTCTTGGCGTTCAGTATCATAGTAAGTTTGAACGGTGTCGTTCTTCTTTCTGTTGTCAGTACCAGCAATGGCAGGCATCAGCTTTTCATTTAGTGTACCGTAGGCTTCTCTCACAGAACCGTCCACCTTTTGAAAGTAGAATTTCACAATCTTGCTTTTCATCTGCAATTTCAATTTCATGTTAGCCCAAGCGCACTTTAATGCTTCTGACATCGTGAAACCGTTCTTGCGAACGAACTGCCATGCAAGGCTCATAACTTCATGTAAAAAACTCTTCGTGCTCATAATCGTGTGATTTAATATGTTTATACTATTTGTATCGTCAATCATTTAGTTTATCTTTGCTACGTGATTGATTGATGATGCAAATGTACACAATAACTGTGAATATAAAACATTTTAATCACATATATTGTGTACATAAGCATTATTTAACTATTAGAGCATCTTATACCTTATTATAACATGAAGAAAGAAAATTGGGCTTTAGGATTGAGTATTGTGGCAATGACAATTGCTATTATAGCGACCTGCATAGCCGCATATAGGACTCCCGAGTTAGGATTTGATTACCAAGGAGTGATAGTAGGAATATTGTCATTATTGGTTACTGTATTGATAGGATGGAATATATACACATTCATCGATATAAAAGGTACAAGTCAAAAAATTGATAAGTTTAGAGCTGAATTTGAAGGAAAAATAAAGAAGTCGAGTTTAGAAACACAATTTGATGTAAAAAAGGAAATGATGAGAGTTGTTCCAATTCTCATTGCCCGACAACATGGAGATTTAATAAGCTCTTTACAGTTTATGTTTAAAGCATTTCATGAAAATAAAGACGATGGAGGCTTTGCCAAGATGTTGGCAAGAGAATATATTTTGCAGACTATTATGGCTTTGATAAATAATGAAAATAAAAACCTAATAAGCCATCTCATAAACGACATGAAGGGCACTCTTAAGGTTGAGGAGATAGAAGATTTTCTACATGAATTTCTGAGCTATAGCGAAGAAGAAAAGCATCAACGTTATGCTGGGATGCAGAATGTACTCCTTGAATTATTGAAAGCGCAATCCTAATATCCTCTTTAGGAGTACCAAATTTCATTAATAGCTCAAGTAATGTAATAACTGTTATTTTACTGATGTCATTAGGAATCAATTTTGCAAGTTCATTATTCATATCAATAAAACAAAAGCGACCAACCCCAAAGTTGCGGTTTGAGGAAGTCGCCTATATAGTCCCTTACGGGAACAGTTAAACAATTTAGTCGAAATCATCCGCAACTTGATTCCGACACAAACATACACATTATTTGTGAACATGAGCAATATTGGAGAAAGAATATTCAAAATTAAATCCTACTATTTCGGAGACGAAAGAGGAAGCAACAAAAAATTTGCAGACGTAGTTGGAGAAAAGCCTAATACAGTATCAAACTGGTTCGGTCGTAAAGATGGGATAGGAGATGCTGTCATAGATAAGATTTTATCCACTTTTCCCAATGTAGATAAAGGATGGCTAGTTGGTGGAAATGGAGATATGTTAACTTCTACTGAAAGCCCATCACTAGCTCAAGCCATAGACAATGAAAGTGATTTAAAGTCGGCTTTGAAAAAAGGAATAAAACTACTCCCTGAAGTTGATTTCAAATTTGCTGCCGGACAAATAGAACTTATCAATGGAATAGAAAGCATAAAACGGTACTGGTATCTGCCAGACTGTAAGGATTGCGAAGCGATTGCACAGATAGCGGGAAACTCCATGTCCCCTGCATACCCTTCCGGATGCTGGGTAGCTCTAAAAAAATATGGTTTCAGCGCAGACGTAGCTACTCAAATTCCCTTCGGCAATGTGTTTGGAATAGTAGTACAAGACAAATTTACCGGAGATTATCACGGACATATCAAAATACTACGCCGATATAAAGACCAAGAGTTATCTCGCAAGTTCTGGATAGCACACTCTTTTAACAGTAATGAATACGACGATTTCGACATAGAGATAGCGCAAGTACGGAGTTTGTGGATTGTCAAGCAACATATTGTAAGTGATGTATTATTGTAATACAAATCTAAATATTATGGGGGGGGGATTTTGAATTCCCGATTTATTCAATGAATTAAAGAACAAACTAAATAATTAACACAATGAAGAAGATTCTATTTTTAATAGCGGCTACATTTGCAATTATCGGATGTAATAATAAAAAGAAAGCAGAGGTCTTTCCTGTCGTAGTAGAGAAATATACCAACGAACAAGCGTCTAAGGCTTTCAAGGATTTGAAATGGGGAATGACCGTTGAAGAGATGATTGATTTAGGGTATATCTCGGTAAAAGACACTTCTAAATGGGTCATTCCATTAAAATATAATAAAATTGGAACGGTCGAATTCGACGATGTGTCTATTATGACGCATAATAACAAACTTTTCGCTGTAATATTTCACGAATACATCGAAGGCTTCAATAGTTCAGTGCGTAAATTGAATGATGTGAAAATTCTATTTAACGCAAAATATGGAACTCCGGATTTTGAAAGTGAAGTATGCGAAGACAGTTTGGAATTTGAGAAAGAGGCAATCTTATATTCCTGGAATATAAAGTACAAAAAGATTGAAGGAACTATAGAAAAAAGCCAATCTGATATGTTTTTTGTAAATGTTGTAATAGAAGATACAATTACGAGACATCTTCATGATTCAATAGCTATAGCATACCAATCGCAAGACATATAATATTTGTTCAAAGATTATGATTGACTTTTTAACTATCATACTCCTAATATTCGGAGTACTGCAAATCATCCTCTTCTTCAAGGTATGGGGAATGACGAATGACATCAAAGAGATAAGGAACAAGTACCTCAAAGACGAGGACGAGAAACGAAGACAAAAAGCAGAATACGACCCATCTCCTAAAATCAGCGGTGGGGTTAAAACAACAATATAGCCGGAATTATTTCCCGGCTTTTTCTTTCCCTATTCGCGAGTTGTGCAAATGTTGTGCAACTATCATAAAAAGAAAATGCTAACAAGTTATCAATGAACCTATTAGCATTTTTCCTTGTGATTCCGTTGCGATTCGAACGCAAGACCCACGCCTTAGAAGGGCGTTGCTCTATCCAGCTGAGCTACGGAACCAGCCTTAATTGCGGTGCAAAGGTACGCTTTTTTACGAATATTGCAAATTTTTGTATCACCTTTTTTCGTTACCTATGTATAAAAGGCTCATTTGCTACATAA